TTATTGAATCGTCAGAACCACGCGGCCAATCAGCCTGATATCATCAATCCCGCAATCAAACGCTACGCCGATGCCGCTGACGTGCACTTTCCTGACCGGAATGCGCGTTAGCGTCCTGACGCTGGCGGTTCCTTCAATTTCGACCAACCAGACGCCGTCATGCATATCTTCAAAATCGGTATCGATGATGTACTGGGTGGTTTCCGCCAACAGTAAGAAAGCACTGCGCGGTTCCTGTTTCAATGGCGCGTATAACGCTTTATCCAGCATCACATAACCCGCTTCCTCGATTTTGCCGCTGATTAGCTTTTTTCTAATCAGTGTGGGCGTGTCGGGTTTGCTTTCAGAGAATTTTGAGCCTTTGCCTGTGATCAACCATTGCAGGTCTGCGCCCGTTTCCATCACGCACTGTAAAACGATATCTGAAGGAAAAACATCACGTTTATAGCGTGCAGACAGGCTACTTGCTGCAATTCCAAGGTGATCTGCAAGCTGCATTTTCATGGTAAAGCCGTAGGCATCGACAACGCGATCCAGAGCTTCTGCGCTCGAGTTCGGAAATTTGAAATTAGTATAAACGCTCATTTTTATTGACACTTAGATTTAGTCTAAGTATCCTCCAGTTTAAGTTAGCCTTTGAATGATGCAACAGGGTGCGGCTTTATCTGATAACTCAGGATTTTGCCTGATGAGGCTCATTTTTACAATCATCAAGCCAGAACCTTATTGTCGCAATGAGATGCAGGGCTAATGCAGTCAGCGCACGTGGAGAGGCGCGTAAAAGCGCGCTTTCAGGGTCGAAAGCGCTCTCAGGCCGCGGCTGGCGCAGCAACACGCCCTGTCCGGGGCAATCTGGGGGGAAACCGTCTGCGCACCTGCCGTTTCGCTTAATGCTTAACGAGCGTCATGGATGAGACAGGCGCGAATCCGCCGCCAGTAAAACGTCACTGTAACAACGATGAGGGTATTGATTCGTCAAAACTCGCTGCAACGTTTTCGGAGGAGCCTATGAACCGCACCGTCCAGGTCATCAGTCAGTCATCTGCCGGGCCACGTTTCACCGCAGAGCAAGACTGCCACAGCGAAAAAATGACGTTTGATGCGTTTCGACAGCACTGGCGCTTGCTGCGCGATCACAACCGAAACCCATCGCTTCGCTATTTTAATCGTCAAAATGATGACTTTAAATTTTGCGTATTAACCCTGGCTAACCGCGACTGCCCGGGCATGTTCAGGCTGGAAGACATTGGCAGGCCTTTCCAGTTTTTTGACCAGGCGCGCCGTGAGCACATCATTTTAGCAATGAATAAGCTGGCCCGCTGGGGAAACATGTTGCCGCGTCAGTTCTCAACGGCTGACTGCTTTCTGCCTGAATAAGTAAATCACCCCTGACGTGATGACGTAAACCCGTCGGGCATGCCTTTGCCCAAAATCTGGAGAGAAATGATGAATACCGAGACACATCCAATGAACGACGCCATGGCCTTTACCCTCAATAAACTGCTCGATAATGAGCGTAAAGCCTGCGCGCTGGCCGTGGCGAAGCGGCTGAGTGCGATGGCAGCGCACATTACGCGGCAGACGCTAAACGGCATCGAAGCAGCAGAGCTGTTGCGATCTGAAGCTGAGCGTTATGAAAACGAATCAGGTGAGATGCGCTAATGGCAGATGCAATCGATATTGCGCAGCAGCGCAGCGAGGAAATCCTGGCGCAAAATATCGCGCAGGTTACGCAACGTCCTGTGGCGATCGGCGCCTCGCTCTGTGAAGAGTGCGACGCACCGATTCCTGAAGCGCGCCGTCGTGCGCTGCAGGGCGTGACCCGCTGCCTCTCCTGTCAGGAGTTGAGCGAGCTGAGAGCACGTCTTCACTACGGGAATACGCGATGATGTCGTTCGCTTACCCGTGGAATGCCCCGCGGCTGGCGATAGCCAGCCCGTATCTGACCCATGACCAGCAGCAGCACCGTCATCAACAGATTGCGGCGTGGTTGCACGGACAGAAAATTCTTCGTGCCCAGCCCAGCATTGTCCAGATGGACGTGAAGCGTCGTCTTGCCAGTCTGGAACAGCAGCAGGGAACAGCCCGGGCCAATGCCTACTTAGCAAAAACCTTTGTTGAGCGCACATTGCCGCGTGTTGACTCTGTTAACCGACGTTATCAACTGCATGATATGCGCACGGGCGTTGTCGCACAGCTGACCCGCAGCATGTCCTGCCCGCAGGGGGCAGCCAGAGCCGCTGGCACGCTGTGGGAACTGATGAAACGCTTTAACCGCCTTGCGGATATGTCCCGTGCCGACACTGATGTGCTGGCAGGGGATATCGCGCATTTCATTCACGCGGAGCTGGTGCAACTGCACACTCACGCCCAAACCGATACGGACTACCGTTATACCCACAGACTGTATATGACCGCGGCGGTGATCACCCGTGAGCTGGGTCAGACGCCGCCTTTATGGGAAACCGTCAGCGCCCGCGTATTCTGCCCTGAAGCGGTGACCTCGGCCATTCTGCGTATGCAGGCGGAAAAATGGTGGAAAGGCCAGCTGCGTCGTATCAGTGCCTTCTGGCGTGAACATCTGCATATCGCCCTGGCGAACGTCAATAAAACACATTCCCCTTATGCCAGCCTTATGGCCGTAGCGGAATGGCGTGAGCAACGCCGCCGTACCCGTGATTTCCTCCAGGGAATGGATCTGGAGGATGAAGAGGGCAACCGCATCAGCCTGATTGAAAAATACGACGGCAGCGTAGCCAATCCGGCTATTCGTCGTGCTGAACTGATGACGCGTATTCGTGGCTTCGAAACCATCTGTCAGGATATGGGCTTCCGCGCCTGCTTCTACACGTTAACCGCGCCGTCACGCTATCACGCGACCTTGCAGAGTGGTCACCGTAACGCTAAATGGACGGGGGCCAGCCCGGCCGAAACACAGCGCTATCTCTGCTCACTCTGGCAAAAAGTGCGGGCCAAACTGCATCGTGAAAAGATCAGCATTTTTGGTTTACGGGTTGCGGAGCCGCATCATGATGGCACGCCCCACTGGCATCTGCTGATGTTTATGCGCCCTGAAGACGTTAATCGCGTAGACGAGATCCTGCGCCATTACGCCTGCCAGCAGGACAGTGAGGAACTGAACAGCGCAAAGGCGCGCAAAGCCCGTTTTCACGTCGAAGCGATCGATCCGGCGAAAGGCAGCGCGACCGGCTATGTTGCCAAATATGTTTCTAAAAACATTGACGGCTATGCGCTAGAGGGCGAGCGGGATAACGAGAGCGGTAAACCGCTAAGGGAGACGGCGATGGCGGTGTCGGCATGGGCAGCACGCTGGCACATCCGCCAGTTTCAGTTTATTGGAGGTGCGCCCGTAACAGTTTATCGCGAACTTCGCCGCATGGCGGACACCGAAACCGCGCATGGCCTGAGCGTGGAATTCGCCGCGGTGCATGATGCGGCCGATGCCGGTCAATGGGCCGACTACATCAATGCCCAGGGCGGCCCGTTCGTTAAACGCGACGCGCTTGCGGTGCGCACCTGGTACCAGCCCGCCGAAAGCTGTAATGCGTTTGGTGAGGAAATCCAGTCAATTAAGGGCGTTTACGCCACTGCTGTTGGTGCTGATACGCCAGTCCTGACGCGGTTAAAGCTATGGAAGCTGGTGCCCAAACGTGCTGAAGATGCGGGCGACGAAAAAAGCCAGTCCGCTTCGTTGTCTTGGAGTTCTGTTAATAACTGTACGGACCCCGTAAGCCGTTTTTATGCCAGAAGTGAGGTCTCTGACGATCTGCGCACAGATCCGTGGCGCAGAGGTCACGAAGGCGAAAGGGCTTCCAGGTTTATCTGCCGGGCTTCGCCTTTACGCATTCCTGGCCCTGTTTCAGGCTACGACAGAGGCGATGCTTCTCCTGCAGCCCAGCCAACGGTGAGGATTTCTTTTTCGCCCTGACGTGACGAAAAGACGGAGTGAAAACCTGCTGTTTTGGATGGGTAAATGAAGAAAATCTATTGATTTTTCTTACGCTTCTGACGTAAGTGTGCCTTCACCTGTCTGGCAGGCAGTACAACAAAAGTTGATGCCTATCAACATGATATAATTTTTTACGAACTATCTTAAAACGCTTCCACAGTTAATGAATGCTATGCTACTGTATGTATGTACAGTATTTATTTGGGGGAGGGAATTGTGGGAAATGAATTACATGAGCGAGTCATGCTTGAACGCGTCGAACTTATCGCCAGGCTTACCAGTGAAGGAGCCTGCCGGGAGCGTGACAGGGAAATCGCGTTAAATTTGATCGCTGAAATCGCTGCGAACTACACCCTTTCCGATAACCACTTTTCTGTTGTCTTTGCGGCGACGCCTTTAAAAAAATCATGATGGCGACGCATTCACTGTGACATCAGGACGGTTGTCCGTTGCCTGAGCCATCTTAACGGATGAGAGGGTTCAGGCGCGGGCAACAGCAAAACCGCGCCAGTGCGTTTTATCGCTGACATTGCGTCATGACCGACCGAAAACGCCGGGCATCTGCTGCCTGCAGGCGTTTGCAGCAACCCCTGTTCGCCAGGCGTAGGTCTTCCCCCACCTTTACTGAATAACGTTATCCCGGCCGCTTTCCTGTCAGCATTCGCGGCAATCTTTTGGTTACTGCCCCTTTCCTGTTGCTGGCTTACGACCTCTCCCGGTCGTCGCTGTGAAAGCAAATACGCTCACGTCATCCCAGCGCTTTCGCAACCCTTCCATCGGCGCCCGCATCCAGGGTGTAACCCTCTGCCCGCCCAGCCTTGAGCGGACGGCCTTGCGTTGAGCAAGCGCCTGCTGAGGCACACACTACTTCTGACAAGCGGCAGGCACAGCAATCTCTGGATCGCTCTGCGCGAAGGCCAATGCACATCGCGTATCCGGGTTATCCGGATTCGGCTTCAGGGCGGTTTGGTGGCCCGACGGTGCAATTCTCTGAACAGGTTTCTGTTGGCCAACGGGGCCTTTATTGCCTGTCACCACGACAGCGGATGTTCTCAACTTATCGCCTACTCGACCATGGCTTTTACGCTCATAAGGGGCCAATCAATGCTGATTTACGCACAACAGGAAGAAACCGTTGATGAGATCTGCTGGCGTTACTACGGACGCACGCAGCAGGCGGTTGAACAGGTTTATGCCGCCAATCCTGGCCTGGCAGAACAAGGCCCAACATTACCGCACGGATGCAGAGTGGTGTTACCGGAGCTGCCTCAGGCGGCCACGGGTGAAACCCTCAATCTGTGGGATTAGCGCCAATGGAAAAAATCAGTTCTCTGATTAATTACCTCATCGGGATCGTCCTGATGTGGTTTGGACGTCACACACCGCAGGATATCGCCTTTATGGTTGGCTCTGGCGTCGCCGTTTTGACCATGTGCACCAACGTTGCGACGTTTTTTATCAACTGGCACTACCGTCGCAAAACTTACGAGCTACAGCAGCGCAACTTACAGGGGCTTAACTTTGAGCCAGACCGCTAAACGTTGCGCCGTGGCGGCCGTACTGGCCCTGGCCGCGTTGCTACCGCAAATCAACATGCTGAAAACCTCTGAAGCCGGCCTGAAGCTGATTGCCGATGCAGAAGGCTGCCGCACCTCGCCCTATCAGTGCAGCGCCGGCGTCTGGACCAACGGCATTGGTCACACGCAAGGTGTTACCCCGACCAGCGTGGTGAACGAGCGCCAGGCCGCAGTTAACCTGGTTTACGACGTGATGCGCGTTGAACGCGGGATCGACCAGTGCATGCCACGTGAAATGCCGTTCCAGGTTTATGACGCGGTGGTGTCATTCGGTTTTAACGTTGGCGTGCACGCCGCCTGTCACTCAACGCTGGCGGGATTGATCAACAGCGGCCGCTGGCACGATGCCTGCCTGCAGCTTAAGCGCTGGGTATATGTCAAAGGCACCTACAACCCGGGCCTGGATAACCGTCGCCAGCGCGAAATGGCGTGGTGTTTAAAAGGAGCGGCATGATGCGACTGGTTGCACTGGCGATCGCCATTTTGCTTATTGCCCTGGGCTTAACCGGCTGGCGCCTTAGCGTGATGACTCATCAACGGGATGAGGCACTGCGCAGGGTGAGTACGCTGACGGCTGACGTCAGCAGCCGGGACAAGGCGCTGGCCCAACTCGATGCGGATATCCAGGCTAGCCGAAAACGTGAGGCGGCGCTGCGGCTGCTTCAGAACCAGGCCAGCGCGCAGGCGCTCCATCGTGAAACCATTATCAGAAGAGAAACCGATGCCAATCCCGCTTTACGTGCCTGGAGCGCTGCTGCTTTGCCTGCTGACGTTATCCGGCTGCACAGCCGTCCGGCCTTCAGCAATGCCCGAGATTATCTGGACTGGTTGTCCACGCGTGACAAGTTGCCCCATTCCGGAAAACAACCTGCAGACGCAGGGTGATTTGGCGGCGGATAACCGCCAGTTAGAGGCTGCGCTCGCATCGTGCGGGTTGCAGATTGAGATGATTAAAGCGTGCCAGGAGCAGCATGATGTTGAAAGCGACCCAACTACGCCAGGTGCTGATAAACAGCGTTCCGCTGCTTCAGCAAAATCCTGACAACCTGACGATAGCGATTCAGTCCGGAAACCTGGTTTCCACGCTGGCCAGCTCGCTGTCGTTTGAATACCACTTCCAGCTGGCCGTCACGATTACTGACTACGCAGAGGATATCGATCTGATCATGGTTCCCCTGCTGACATGGCTTCGGGAAAACCAGCCCGACATCATGGTTTCGGATGAGAAACGTCGCACCGGCTTTACCTTCACCCTTGAGGCAACCGGCGATGGGCGCAGTAAGGTGAATATCACTCTGCAACTGACCGAACGCGTCTGGGTTGAGCAGCAGAACGGCGCATTACACATCACGCATCTGCCAGAACCGGCTATGCCGGAAAATGTTGAGCGCCCCTGGCAGTTGTACATCAAAGGCAAGCTGGTCAGCGAATGGAAAACATAGCGATAACCCTTATCCGCTGACGCGCTGTTTAGCCATCCCTGGGTAAACGGCATTCGATTGCCGCTTTTCTCCTGCAACGAGAAACTAATGCCATGAACGAGCAAATATTAGAAATCAAGCGCTTGCTGCGCAACATGGTCCGCATTGGCACCGTTGCCGCCATCAATCTGGAGGCGGGAACCTGCCGGGTAAAAACCGGCGATAACACCACTGACTGGCTGCACTGGCTAAGTGCCCGGGCGGGAAGAACCCGTTCATGGAATGCGCCGTCGCCAGGCGAGCAGGTGCTGATCATAAGCCTGGGCGGTGAGCTGAACAGCGGCTTCGTGTTACCCGGCGTGTTCTCTGACGCCAGCCCGGCGCCCTCGGCCTCTGCCGATGCGCTGCACTACTCTTTTCCCGATGGTGCGGTCATTGAATACGAGCCTGCAACCGGCGCGCTGAAAGCCGAAGGGATTCAGACGGCGACGATCAAGGCGGCTGTCAAAATCCTGCTGGATACGCCAGAGGTGGAGTGCACCACGTTACTGAAAACCGCCACGCTGGAAGTGACCCAGGGCGGCACCATGAAGGGCGATGTGTCGCACAGCGGTGGCAGCTTCGCCTCCAACGGCAAAGTGCTGCATACGCACCAGCATCCGGGCGACAGCGGTGGCACCACAGGAGCACCATTATGACAACAGCACGCTACACCGGCATGAGCCGCGAAACAGGCGTAACCCTCGTTGAGCTGGAGCATATCCGCCAGTCCGTCCGTGACATTCTGACGACGCCGCTGGGATCGCGGGTGATGCGCCGTAACTACGGTTCACTGTTGTCGGCGCTAATTGACCAGCCGCAGAACGACAGGTTGCGCCTGCAAATCATGTCGGCCTGTTATATGGCGATCCTGCAGTGGGAGCCGCGCATCAGCCTGACTGCCATTAATTTTGAATCTGCGTTTGACGGCGGGATGGTGGTGGAAATCACCGGCAACCGTGCGGACACCGCGCAGGATTTTTCGTTAACCGTCCCTGTGAGTTGAATCATGCCTACTATCGACCTGAGCCAGCTGCCTGCGCCAAACGTGGTGGAAACGCTGGACTATGAAACGCTGCTTGCCGAACGCAAAGCCACCTTGATTTCGCTCTATCCTGCAGATGAGCAGGCATCGGTTGCCCGGGTTCTGGCGCTGGAGTCCGACCCGCTGGTGAAACTCCTGCAGGAGAACGCCTACCGGGAAGTCATTCTGCGTCAACGCATCAACGAGGCGGCCAAGGCGGTGATGGTGGCCTGGGCCAATGGCAGCGATCTGGATCAACTGGGCGCCAACAACGGCGTGACGCGGCTGGTGCTGACGCCGGCAGATACCAGCGCTACGCCGCCCGTTGAGGCGGTAATGGAGCGGGATGAAGACTTCCGCGCCCGCATTGCCGCCGCGTTTGAAGGGCTGAGTGTTGCGGGGCCGTCCGGTGCTTACGAATTTCATGCACGCAGCGCCGATGGCCGCGTAGCCGATGCCTCGGCTATCAGTCCCTCTCCCGCCAGCGTCACGATTACCGTGCTGTCCCGCGAAGGCAACGGTGCGGCGGGCAGCGACCTGCTGGCGATCGTGAATGCCGCGCTAAATGACGAAGATGTCCGTCCGGTTGCTGACCGGGTTACCGTCCAGTCGGCTCAGATTGTGGATTATCGCGTTGACGCCACGCTGTATTTGTATCCCGGTCCCGAGGCGGAGCCCATCCGTGCCGCATCCGAGGCGAAGCTCAAGGCATTTGTAAACACCCAGGCACGTTTAGGCCGCGATATTCGCAAGTCTGCGCTGTATGCCGCGCTACATGTAGAAGGTGTACAGCGCGTCGAACTGGCCCAGCCGGTGGCCGATGTGGTGCTGGATAAAACTCAGGCCGCGTTCTGCACCGGCTACCAGATCACGGTAGGAGGTTCCGATGAGTAAACGCCTGCTGCCAACGGGTTCATCAGCCCTGGAAGTTGCCGCGGCTGAAGCCTGCGCAGCGCTGGAGTCCATTCCTGTTCCTTTGCGCCAGTTATGGAATTCGCAGACCTGTCCGGTAGAGCTACTGCCCTATCTGGCCTGGGCCTGGTCGGTGGATCGTTGGGATTCGGGCTGGAGCGAAAGCACGAAACGCAGCGTGGTTGCTGCATCGGAATATATCCATAAACACAAAGGGACGATTGGCTCTCTGCGTCGTGTGGTGGAGCCGATTGGCTACCTGATCCGTTTCACCGAATGGTGGCAAAACGATGGGGTTCCGGGCACCTTTCGCATCGATGTTGGCGTGCAGGAAGCCGGGATTGATGAGGCAATGTACAACGAGCTGGAGCGGTTAATTGCTGATGCAAAACCGGTTAGCCGACATTTGATTGGATTGTCTATCAATCTTGATTCAACGGGTTCTTTACCTGTGACTGTCGCCAGCTATAGCGGTGACGAATTAACCGTTTATCCCTTTATACCTTAATCAACACCGCAGGCGGTTCAGGTTACACCGTGCAGCGGTCCATCTTAATGATCTGACGGAAGTGAGAGCATGACAACGAAATATTTTGCCCTACTGACCAATCAGGGCGCGGCAAAGCTGGCCAATGCCGCAGCCCAGGGTACTCAATTGAAGATTACCGAAATGGCTTTGGGCGATGGTGGAGGCAGCCTGCCAACACCGGACCCCGCGCAGACCAAACTGATTAGCGAAAAGCGCCGTGCCGCACTGAATACGCTGAAAACTGATACCGCTAACAGCAACCATATTATTGCTGAACAGATTATTCCAGAGGACGAGGGTGGCTTCTGGATCCGCGAGATTGCCCTGTATGACGACGACGGCACGATGGTTGCCGTCGCGAACTGCGCGGAAACTTACAAGCCAAAGCTGCAGGAAGGCAGCGGTCGTACTCAGACCGTGCGCATGATTCTGATCGTAAATAGTCCCAGTTCCGTTACGCTAAAGATCGACCCTTCGGTTGTGCTGGCCACGCGGCAGTATGTGGATGATAAAACGATTGAGGTAAAAGGCTATACCGACGACGTGATGAAAAAACACGTCGAGGCAGCCAATCCTCACCCTCAGTATCTACAAACGGCTAATGCATTAGCGGAGATTAAAAATGCTGGATTGATGGCTGAAGCCCGAAAAAATCTTGAATTAGGCAGTGCGGCCTTGAGTGAGATCCAGACTTCAAAAGATGATGTTACTGCTGGACGTGCACTGGTTAACGGTGGGGCGATTGCGGTACGGACTGTTTACGCTCGTGGAGAAGGCGACAGCGCTTACAAAGACACTAACGATCTATCAGCTAATGCTGTCAGTTTTGTCTATTCCTCAGCTAAAAACTCGCCGGGTTTCGAGGCATCTTTGTTGGACTTCTCAGGACATACAGGGAATTATCGCGTCCAGCTTGCTGCCAGTTACGCAAATGGTAATCACTTTAAAGTCCGTACAATGAACGGCGACAATCAGACCTGGAATGACTGGTATGAGTTATATCATACAAATAATAAACCTACTGCCAGAGATATTGACGCAGTTCCTGTCGCCGGGGGAACTATGACAGGTGAGCTTAGTACGACAAGTCTAAATAGCTATCGTATTCGCACCGATAATAAGGCGTTTTTTCTCCGCTTTGATGGCAACGATTTTTATATTTTGAAAACGGTAAATGGCGATCCTGATGGCTTATGGGATAACTCCCGACCGTTGCGCATCAATGCAAATGATGGGCGGCTGTATTTGGGTGCAAATACACGTATAGAAGGTAATTTCTACGCCCAGGATGCGTGCTTTCAAACGGACGGTAATTTATATGGAAGCGCTTGGGGCGGTTGGCTAAGCGACTGGCTCAATTCACAACTCGCTGCGATACGGAATGCGGCAAGTGATGCTCAGGCTAACAGAGTGACGGATATACGCTTAACAGCAGAGCACCAGGTCGGTGCTAACGGCATCACGGATTATCGCAATGCGAATACCGTATTAACCGGTTTTACCAATGGTGATGCTGATTATTCCGCAGAAGGGCTTTTCTGGAGCTATATCCAGTATTACAGAAGTGGTCAATGGATAACGGTGGGACGCTCATAATGATGAATCTTAAAAACTTTAAACGTGGTGAACCCAGAACCGAGCAGCAGAAAGCGCTGGCACAGGGCGGTGCATGGTTTTTGTTCGATGAAGACGGTAATGAATGGTATGAAAGTCAGAAATTGTTTTCGCCAGACACTATCAAAATTGCGTATCGTGAAAAAGGGATTGTCGCGGCTATTGCGAACAATTTTACCGATGTATCCTCTTTATTTCCTGATGGGCTTAGCGTAACGGAGATTGAAAATACGGAGCAAAACCGTCTTGCCGATAATACCGGTGGTTGGGTGTTTGACGGTAAGGGCATTGTAGAGCGGATTTATACGGAGCAAGAGCTGACGGCTTTTGCAGAAGCTGAAAAAGCTAAGCGACTTGTCGCAGCATCTAAAGTCGTTGCGCCGCTTCAGGATGCCGCAGACTTAGAGATGGCCACTGATGAAGAAAAAGCCCGTTTACTTTCCTGGAAAAAATATCGGGTAATGCTTAACCGTGTGGATACAGCCAAACCCGACTGGCCTCAAGCACCAGAGTAGCATGCTGGAAATTTGAGAGCTGGTTGAGCAGGATGACATTCTTCGCTCTGCATCTACTACGCTGCGGCGATATCCTTCATCAGTCATTAACGGATGAATTTATCGCGCGGCGTATCACTTCATTACAATTAACGGTTTCACTCATCACTTCCCAGACCTTAAGTTTTAGCCCCAGCTGAGCCATTTGCAGTAACGTCAAATCCTGTTCTTTATTTCCCCTGTGCCCCTGTTCATACGCTTGGATATATCATGAAAAGCGAACCTCATAAAAACTTCTGTTAAAAAGAATCGTTGAGTCATTAAGTTTAATATTTACAATGGGTTATTTTTTTTCGTGCGCTGTCTGGCGCTGAGAATCCTTCACTATAATTGCGATTAGTTCAAGTGCTGTTTAGTCATATGCCAGCAAACCGCAATCGAATGCATCCTTTTCACTGACCTGACACTCTGAGCACACCCACAACACGGAGTGCTACAGATGTCTGATTTTCATCACGGTGTCCGCGTCGTCGAAGTCAATGACGGTACACGCACCATTTCAACAGTTTCAACCGCCATTGTTGGCATGATCTGCACCGCAGAAGATGCTGATGCAACGGCATTTCCTCTTAACACACCTGTTCTGCTGACCAACGTGCAGGCAGCTATCGGTAAAGCCGGTACCAAAGGCACCTTAGCGGCCGCGCTGCAGGCGATTGCTGACCAGGCGAAGCCGGTAACCGTCGTGGTTCGCGTTGCAGAAGGCGCGAGCCAGGCTGAAACCACCTCTAACCTGATTGGCTCGACGGATGCGAACGGTAAATACACCGGCATGAAGGCGCTGCTCAGCGCGCAAACGCAGCTGGGTGTTAAACCGCGCATTCTTGGCGTGCCGGGTCTGGATTCGCTGGAAGTGGCGACAGCGCTGGCCAGCATTGCCCAGCAGCTGCGTGGCTTTGCCTACGTGTCCGCCTGGAACAGTAAAACCATCTCTGACGCCATGAAGTACCGCGAAAACTTCAGCCAGCGCGAGCTGATGGTGATCTGGCCAGATTTTATTGCCTGGAACACGGCAACCAATAAATCTGAAATGGCTTATGCCACCGCACGTGCGCTGGGCCTGCGCGCCAAAATTGACAACGACACCGGCTGGCATAAAACCCTGTCTAACGTGGGCGTCAATGGCGTGACGGGTATCTCTGCAGATGTTTTCTGGGATCTGCAACAGACCGGCACCGATGCCGATCTGCTGAACGAAAAATGTGTGACCACGCTGATTCGCAAGGACGGTTTCCGTTTCTGGGGCAACCGCACCTGCAGTGACGATCCACTTTTTGCCTTTGAAAACTACACCCGTTCAGCGCAGGTGCTGGCCGATACCATGGCGGAAGCGCACATGTGGGCCAACGACAAACCGCTGACGCCAGTACTGGTACGCGAAATCATCGCCGGTATCAATGCCAAGTTCCGTGAGCTGGTCAGCGCCGGTTATCTGCTGGGCGCCAACTGCTGGTACGACGAAAGCGCCAACGATAAAGAGAGCCTGAAGGCGGGCAAACTGTTTATCGATTACGACTACACGCCGGTGCCGCCGCTGGAAGATCTGACCCTGCGTCAGCGCATCACCGATACCTATCTGGCGAACTTCGCCGCATCCGTAAACAGCTAAGGAGCCGGATAAATGGCACTGCCACGTAAACTCAAGGGGTTGAACCTCTTCAACGATTCAAACAGCTATCAGGGCATCGTCACCGCAGTTACGCTGCCGAAGCTGTCACGCAAGCTGGATACCTACCGTGCTGGCGGTATGAACGGTGCGGCATTCATTGATAACGGCCTGGACGATGCGGCACTCGATATGGAGTGGACGCTGGGCGGGATGGATGAGCTGGTATTAAGCCAGTGGGGCGCGATGGCGAACGTACCGTTGCGTTTCACCGGTTCTTATCAGCGTGATGACACCGGCGAAGAAATCGCCGTGGAAATCGAAGTACGCGGTAAGCACCAGTCCTTTGACTTCGGTGAAGCCAAACAGGGCGAAAACACCGAAACCAAAATCACCAGTAAAAACACCTATTTCAAACTGACCTGGAATGGCAAAGAGCTGATCGAAATCGACACCGTCAACATGGTGGAGAAGGTCAACGGCGTCGATCGTCTGGAACAGCGCCGTAAAAACCTCGGCCTGGTGTAATAACAACGGCCGGCGCGTCCTGCGCTGGCCCCTCTTGATTGGGATGGAGAAAAAATGGAACAGCTTGATAAGCCAGAACTGAAAGAAAACCTGGTGGTGCTGGAAAGCCCGATTTCACGTGGCGATGTGGTGATCGCTCAGGTTGAGCTGGTGAAACCGACCGCCGGCGCGCTGCGCGGTGTGCGGCTGGCTGATCTGGCCTCGTCCGATGTGGATGCCCTGTTGATGGTGCTGCCCCGCATCACCATGCCATCGCTGACCAAAGCAGAGTGCAACGCACTGGACCCAGTTGACCTGATTGCCCTGGGCGGCAAGGTGATTGGTTTTTTGTCAGCGAAATCGGCCGCGTAAGCTGGCCCCGCGATCTGACGGTCAATGACCTGATGGCCGATATTGCCAGCGTTTTTCACTGGCCACCCTCAGAAATGTATCCCATGTCGCTGGAAGAGTTACTCGACTGGCGGCATAGAGTGATGATCCGCAGTGGAGTAACCTCAGATGAGTAACACGCTCAAGCTGCAAGTGCTGCTGGAAGCGGTTGATCGGGCTACGCGCCCGTTCAATGCCGTACGTAAAGAAACCGAAAAGCTGTCTGCGGATATCCAGGAAACGCAGGATCGCCTGGACGAGCTCAACGCCAAATCCGCGCAGATTGAAGGGTTCCGTGAAACCCGCAAAGAACTGACGCTGACCCAACAAAATCTTAAAAATACCCGGGCAGAAGCAGCGGCACTTGCCATTCAACTTAAAAACACCCAAAACCCTACCGCGGAACAAACCCAGGCGCTGGATAAGCTGCGTCAGTCGGCTAACGCGCTGCAGCAAAAAAACCTTCAACTGCGTCAGTCAGTGCAGGATCAGCGCCAGTCCCTGAACGAGGCGGGAATTTCCACGCGCCGGTTGAGCAGCGAGCGCCAGAAGCTGAATCAACAAACAGAGCGCACGACATCCACCCTCAATGCGCAGGGTGAGTCCATGAATCTGCTAAATCAGCGCCAGGACAAGCTCAACCGCACCCGTGAACGTTACCGTGCGGGCATGGCGCTGGCAGATAACGTACAAAGCGCCAGTTCGAAGGCCAAAGACTTTGTCGAGAAGGGCCGCAAAGTTATCGATTACCTGTCACCCAGTGACGCGAAAGACGGCAAGGGACGCGTTGACGGGCAGGGCGCGGGCAATATCACAGAACTCAATAAGGCGATGGCCAGTGTCGGCCCGGTGGCAAAACAGGCGGGACTGAGTGTTGGCCAGACTGCGGCCATGATGGGCGTGCTGGCGGAAAACGGTATAACGGGCAGCCAGGCAGGCGCCGGCGCCAGTGCGATGTTAACGCACGTTCAGGCGCCTGATGCCAGCGCAGATAGCGCGCTTAAAGCGTTGAATGTGCAAACCGCTGACGACCAGGGCAACAGTCAGCCCATTTTCGCGGTGCTCAGCCAGGTGCAGGCGGCGTTTGAGAAAAACAAGCTCGACGCTGCCCAGCAGGCCACTTATCTGCAGGCCATCTTTGGTGAACAGGGCGCCGCACCTGCCGCAGCATTGATGAAGGGCGCGGCCAGTGGCCGGCTGGATCAGCTGTCTCAGTCGCCCGCAGCCCAGCCGCCTGCAGCAGATGCCTCTGTGGATACTAACCTGCAAGCTATCAGTCAGGACGGCTTATCCGTTCAGTCCGTTCTGACCGGCGTCATGAATATCAATCCTCAACTTTCTGACAGCCTGCTGACGCTGGCGGCCGGTGGGCTGACCTTGGTGGATTCCCTGGCCAGCGTCGGGAACATTGCCTGGCCGGTCATTAGCGGGCTGAGCACCATTATGGCGGGCGTGGAGCTGCTGGGCGGTGCATTTGCCATCATCGGCGGCGCCATTACGGCCACGCTGGGAGCGATCACGCTGCCGGTGGTGGTGCTTGGTGCCGCTATCGCGGCGGGGGCCATGCTGGTTTATCAGTACTGGGAACCGATTAGCGCCTTTATCAGCGGCATCGCTCAGGGCTTCAGTGCGGCGATGGGGCCGATAAGCGACGCGTTCGCGCCGCTGAAGCCGGTATTTGAGTGGTTCAGCAATAAAGTGTCCGAGCTGGGGGCCTGGTTCTCAAAGCTGCTGGAACCCGTGAAGTTTTCTCAGCAGGAACTGGCCTCGGCAGGTGAGATGGGACAGCGCTTCGGCAATATGCTGGCGACAGCACTCAAATTACCCGGTGAAGCCCTGAATCAGCTGCGAGGCGGCATTGACTGGGTGCTGGGCAAGCTTGGCATCATCGATGAGAAATCTGACAAGGTGAAAGACAAGCTGCCTCCGCCCAAAATGCGTGAGCAGGATGAAGAGGATGAGGATAACGCGGATGCCCGTCCGGCCGCATCGCGCGCCAGCCTGAACAGCACGCTCAATCAGCCTTTGCCCTCGGTTAACAATTCAAACGTGGATAACCGTCAGCACACGGTCACCAACAATATCTATGCGACAGGTGAGCCTCAGGCGATTGGACAGGCCGTTGCGCAGTATTCCACTGCATCGCCATGGCCCACGTCTGACCATAGCTATAACTCCATGTTTAGTCTGGATTAATTAACCATGATGATGATATTAGGCATGATGCCGTTTGTACGGCAAACCCTTCCCTTCGACAATTTACAGCATGACATTACCTATCGCTGGGCAAAAAACAGCCGCGTGGGGCGTCGTGAGTCGACCCAGTTTTTGGGCGGCGGCGACGATAAAATCAAGCTGTCTGGCGAGCTCCGGCCTGAAATCACCGGCGGCAATGTCACGCTGCTGGCGCTGAAGGCCATGGCCGATGAAGGGCTGGCGTGGCCGCTGATTGGCGGCAATGGCATTATTTACGGCATGTTTGTTGTGACGGATTTCTCGGCCACGCATACGGAGTTCTACAGCGACGGCAGCGCGCGCAAGATAGGCTTTACCCTCAACCTGATGCGGGTAGACGATTCACTAACCAGTATGTTCGGGGACTTAAAAAGGCAGGCGGAAGAACTGCAAAACCGGGCCAGCGACGCAGCGCAACGGGTCGGCTCTGTCATCAACAGCGCCACTTCTGCGCTGAATGGAGGGCGCTGAGATGAGCGATATCGTCCCGATTCCGGTGCCCCTGCGCGTTGCGCCTACGCCGGACTTTACTATCAAAATTGAGACGAAGGATAAAACGGAAGATATTCGCCCACGGCTGATTTCTCTGAAGTTGACGGACAACCGCGGCCTGGAGGTCGATCAGCTGGACCTGGTGCTCGACGACAGTGACGGCCAGTTGGTCATGCCGCCCTTTGGCGCAAAAGTGGTCTTAGAGATAGGCTGGAAGGGGCAGCCGCTTGCAGATAAAGGCTCCTACATCATTGATCAGGTCACCTACCAGGGCGCGCCGGACACGATAACGGTTGTCGCCCGAAGCGCCGATTTTAGCGGTTCGCTCGATGTTAAAATCACTGATTCATATCCAGACATGACGGTTGGCGAGGTTGTGGACAAAATCGCGAAACGTAACGGACTTACCTCCGACGTGCGGCCGGAGATAGCCAAAAAAAAAATTAAGCATATCGATCAGACGCAGGAAACGGACGGCACGTTCATTACCCGGCTGGCTATGCTGGTTGGCGCGGTGGCGGCAATAAAAGATAAGACGCTACTGTTCTTTCCCCCCGGGCAGGGCGTGACCGTGAGCGGAAAGCCGATTCCACTCCTGAATCTGAACCGACAGGATGGCGATAAGTATGAGTACAAATTGTTTAAGCGCGACGATTACAGTGGCGTTGAAGCAAAATGGTACGATCAGAAAAAGGCGCAGCAGAAAGGGATAACCGTCAACACGATACCGCCAGCAACACCGACACTGAACCCTGTCCATCCGGCGGCCAAAAATATCCCCACAATCGGGCAACAAGACCCGGGAAAAACCTATGTTTTTGGCAGCAATAAGAAGCTGTTCGTACTGAATACGCATTTCAGTAGCCAGGAGGAAGCAGAGGAGGCGGCTAAAGCGAAGTGGCAGGATCTGCAACGTAACCGGGCTACGTTGAAGATCCTACTGGCACTGGGCGCTGCAAAGCTGATTCCTGAAACGCCGGTCAAAGCCCAAGGCTTTAAATCGGTCATCGATAATCAAAAATGGCTGATTACCAATATTGTGCATAGCCTCGATAAAAGTGGATTTACCACCTTGTTGAACCTGGAGCTGATGGTTGAAAACGTGGATTACGTCTTAGTGGAAAAACAGGCGGGTTAGATTAAGTCTAATTTTAGTTGCTTTTTGTTTAGTCTTTGGCTAATGTTATCGTATGCCAGAGAGGAGAACCACCATGATGCATTGCCCAAAATGTCAGACCGCCGCCCATACGAAAAGCAGTCGCTACGTTTCGAAAGAGACGAAAGAACGCTATCACCAGTGCCAGAACATTAACTGCAGTTGTACCTTTAAAACCCTGGAGAGCGTGTCCGGGATTATCGTCGAACCGGCGCAGATCAATACGGTTCCGATGATGGCAAAAGGCAGCAATAACCCCTCACCGCAGCTGCTGTAAGCCCAACCCGCGAAAGCGGGTTTTTTTATGAATGTGGATTGGATGGGATGGCTGGGAGATGAGGCTGAAGGCCAGCGCGCCGTTGATGTTTAAGGGCGCGACAGCGCTCTCTGGGCGTGCTGTTAATAACTGTACGGCGGGTAGGGCGCGGGCCCTTGGGGACAATGGCAATAACTGTACGGGAATGAAAAGATTCCAGGAGTGTCAGCACGACAAAATATATGTCCAGTGAATGGAGATGAATCGTCGCGGTATTTTCGGCAGAAGAAAACTCAGGGCTATAAAGCATTTTGGCACTGAGAGTGAGTCAACAGTGAGATTTTAAATTTTGCATGCGAATTCCCTTCTTCCCTGCGGAAGAAGGGAAGGGTCCAAAATCAGTGAACGATATGTGTAAATTTGCTCTCAATCATCACTAGCCCCGACTCTGTTCGCACAAAGCGCGGCGCGGTTAAGTCATCAGCCATGATGTTAACCATCTGGAATAACAAGCCGGTGATGTGTTTTTGCAAGTCTGCCGGGGCCTGCTGATTCAGCAATACTAACGTTAAAGCGCTGCAATATTGCCGCATCTCTTCCGAGTCTATCAAATCCTTGGTGCGACAGGCTTTGTCATCACCTTTCTCCACTGTGAGGCGCTCAATCAGGTGTTCTGGCAGTGGCTGGTCCAACAGAACCCTCAGGACTTCCAGTGCAGCAAGCAGGCGACCGCATAGCGCCATGCGAGCTGCGAGCTCGTTACATTCCACCAGGGCATCGACATAGCGCACGCACGTATCCAGCACCTGAAAGAGATCGTGCGTGGTGCCGAGCGGCGTTTTCAAGAGGTTTGAGATCGCAGATTCGATAACTGGCTGAATGTCCACGATTTGATGATGGGCGGTTGTGTTACTATCGGTATTAGCCATAGCGTTGTTCCTTAACACTGAACGTTGTGGTTAAACGCTCCGGTATGTGTTGCATCACTGCCGGAGCGTTGCTCTCTTAAAAGACCTCGTGTTAGTGTGGTCTTTTATAAGGCTAAACTGAGGGAGTAGGTAGCCACATGTCAATAATAATGCGTGAAAAAAAACCAAAAGGTGGAGGCAAGTCCCCACAATTTAAAATGCGCATTGATCCTGCCTTGAAAAAACAGCTCAATGAGGTTGCAACTGAAGAAGGAATTAGTCTGGCAAACTGGTTGAAGAATCTGGCGAGGGAGGCATTAAAGGCAAGGGGAATTGAGCCGAAGGGATAAATTTGTGGGTGAAATGTTGAGTTAATTATATGTGTGGTAAATGGAAAAAGCTAAATTTCGCTATTGTGAAGTTTTTAATGTGGCCATTACAACTTTGATAAAATAGCTGAGGCTTTGATGGAGTTTGAGTAAATGAAGCTTTTATTGTATGTTTGCTGCAATCTTTTTTCTATCTTGTGCCGATTATAGTCAGTGTTGTTGGCGCTTATTTTATTGTGCGATTTGTTCCATTTTACCAAATGGGGTTTGTCTTTTCCTGGGGCGGTATCGTTGCTTATCTTTATGCAAGATATAGTAAGTGGGTTTAATTTTAAATGCAGGATTTATATCTACAATTTTAAATGCCTCACAGTAATATCGTGTTTTGCTGCAGCCTGTTTATCGATGTAAGCGAAAAAAATTGAATGTTACCTCAACAAGTCATTTTGAAATTTTGGCTAACCTTACAAGCTTCATTTTCGTTAGACTTAAGTCAGTGAGCAAGTGATTATGAGTCCCCAAACGAAATCAATCAAAACAGTAACTTACTGATTTTAAAGTTTTCATTAAACCAAATAGACGCAGAAATCGCTGAATACCGTTACGGTCTGCTGCCATTTTGCTGCCACTATGCTGTTGTTGCGTGAAATGCATGTAAGATCATATGCCTTGATTTATTTTAAAATGAAGTTTGGATGAACTTAAGTTAAATTTAACTAATCATTTAATCTTGATTGGTAAGGGGAGGGGCGAACTTATTAATTAAAATGCTTTAAAATCAATTGGTTAATTAATGGTGATTGGTTTTTTTTTCTTTGTAGTGAAATTTACATAAAAATATCTTGATATTTTATGTGTTTTAAATTAAAAAATTATCAATGTCTGATGGAACTGGTGCAATATATGAGCTTCAGGAGCGACATTGATGGGTGAATAATGGACAGTAATTTAAAGCTTAACGATCATAAAATTGATGCTTGGTGCCATGCAGCCCTTATCTTGGCAAAAAAAATAGGCGTAGGTTCAAAGAAAGCAAATAGTGATCTTTCAGAATTAATTAATAATTTTGGTTCAATTCGCGGGGTGTATAGAAATTATTTTTCTATGATTCCATTAGAAAAAGACATCGTCACTCACCTCGATAGAGTTTTTTCAAAAATCCCTTATAATTTTGGCGTTTTAAACATTGCCGATGAAGATTATCCAGCAGCATTGAAGGGCGTCTATGGTGCTCCGCCCATAATTTATTACCGAGGTGACAAAAAAATCTTTTCATTGAAGAGAAGTATTGCATTTGTAGGTACTAGAAATTTAGATGCCTCTCAATACATTGAGCAAGGAATCAATGCTATCAAAAGATTGAAAAATGCTGGTTTTGAGGTGTTAGTGAGCGGATTGGCCAAAGGCTCGGATACTCTAGGACATAAAGTTGCGATTGAAATTGGAATGAAAACGATTGCAGTGTTAGGTACGCCTTTAACAGTGTCATATCCAGCAGAAAATAAAAATCTACAAGAAGAGATTGCATCTCAACATCTTTTAATTTCTGAATATCCTATGGGGATAAAAACACAGGGCTCCTATTTTGCTAATAGGAATCTCACCACTGTGAGCCTATCTAGGGAAGGGATCATTGTTGCTAGAGCAGGAGATAAAAGTGGCACTCAGCATGCCATTCGGACCTGCGTTGAGCAAAGTAAAAATGTTTATGTTCTTGAAAATAACATTTACGAAAATGAGTATTTATGGTTGGCGAAGTATAAAAAGAATATTAAGTTAATTAGATGATTAAAAAGTAAAAGGATTTATAGCATGAAAGCAATTATATTTGATTTGGATGAAACTATTTTAAGCACTAAGCAATGCAAACCTTACCTCAGAACTCCCGCAGGTAGAAGTGTAATTTGCGAGAGAATAATTAGTGGAGGCGTTAATGTTTTTGAAAAATTTGACGGTATCATAGATTATATAAATCTCTTGACGAATGAAGATGGCCTACATGTCTATATTTTCTCAGATTCGCCTAAAAACTATTGTTTAACTCTCTTAGATTTTTTCAAAATAAATATACATGAAAACAAAGTTTATGGTTCCCAACATAAACCTTGCGTTGATGATTATGATTTATATGATGATTATGAGGAAGTTTTAGTCATCGGTGACAGTGCTAAAGATGTTTACTTTGCACATATGAAGAGTTTTTCATCAATACTCTTGGCGCGCTTAGATAAAAAAGTTGTAAGTTTTTATAACGACTGGACCAAGCCTAATAAGATTTGCACTTCATTAGATGAGCTTAAAAATGCCGTAAATGATTTTATGGCCGGTCGTTTAAGTTTTATTGAGCATGATTTTTCCGTTAATCATAAGAATTTAAATAGGGCTGATCTTGAAGTTACGCTAATACCTGCTGAGAGTATCGGGTATTCTAATGAGTACTGGTCGAATCCGAATGAATGGGGTGGTGTTGAACAAAGAATAAATATCTGGTTCGAAGTTCAAAGATCTATCAAAGTTGCAAAAGAGCTTAGTGATGATGAAATCGAAGCTAAGGTTGCGATTAAGTTTTATAATAAAAATGGGTCGATTGGGGAAGGTAAACCGTTTAAAAATTTAATGTGGGCGCACTATTTAATATTTAAAGATTGGGTGAAGGAGAAAAATATCCATGGGAATGTCTATTTAGTTCCCGTCCCACCTTCAGCTCCAATTGAGTGCAATGAAAGTTTTCCTATTAATGTGTTAATTAATCAGTGGGTGAAATATGGTTATTATTCAAAGAGAGAAGGAGACATCGATTTCACTTTAATTAATGCATATATTGTAGACAGGTTTTGGCCTACACCCTCATCTCATGTAGTTGGTGGAAGACGTGAAATTGAAACACATCTAAACACTATGGCTGTATTCAAGGATGCAAAGGTAGTTCCTGATAAGTCTACAATTATCATAATTGATGACATAATTACATCTGGCACTCAAATGAATGCTGTAGCAACAATTTTAGCTAGCTCGAAATTATTTCCTAAGGATACGCAAATTTTAGGTTATGCATTAGCTAAAACAACGCATCACAATGAAGCAGATGAAGATGACTGGTTTTGAATTTTAAAAGTCAATGTGCTTAATTAATAAATATTTCGAAAACTATAATTCCTATATTTTAGTTAATGGGTTCAAATATGCTGCATCTATAAGGTGTTCAGGAGAGAAATGAGAATAACGCATTGTCACTTTAATGTCTGTATGTCCTAAGATCCGTTGAAGTACAAGGATGTTACCGCCATTCATCATGAAATGAGAGGCGAATGTGTGACGCAAAACATGCGTTAATTGTCCAGATGGTGTTTCAATGCCTGCTCGCTGCATCGCCTTACGGAAAGCAGTGTAACATGGTTTAAAAAGTGATTGTGCTTTTCTGCATAATGGCAGCTCAGCCTTTAGTTTATCTGTGATCGGAACCGCTCGATTCTTTTTGCCTTTAGTTTTCACGAAGATAATCTGACCGGCACGGATTTGATTTCCCTTTAAGCCTTCGGCCTCACTCCATCGTGCTCCGGTTGCTAAGCAGATTTTTACAATAGTAGCTAAATCCTTAGAGCGGCTGTTCTCACATTCGGAGAGAAGGGTTTTGATTTCCTCAATAGTCAGATACGCCATTTCCGACTCACTGATTTTAAACTCGCGCACATTCTCAAGCGGATTAGGCGCGGTCCATTCATCCAAACGGCGCAGCTCATTAAACATCGCTCGGAAATAAGCCAATTCTAAATTCACCGTGCGAGGCGTTACCGTCTTCACTCGATTCGAGCGGGTGATCTTTCCGCTTAACCGCTGCTCGCGGTAGGACGCAAAAATTTTTGCGTTAAACTCGGTTGCGAGTGGGTTTCCCATAGCCTCGCAGGCGAACGCCATTGTGGTTCGTCGCTTCTCGCCATCCGCCAAGGTGATACCATGCGTGTTGAACCACAGTTCAACCAGCTCAATTACCCGCCGCTTATCTGCTTTCTCTCCCAGCCAGGGCTTATCTTGAGCCTGCTCTTTAACGAACTTCTCATAGGATTGTGCTTCGCCCTTCGTCGCAAACTGGCGGCGAATCCTTTTGCCGTCACGGCCGTTTGGGAAAACCTGTGCCTGCCATTTCCCGTTGGGTAATTTGTTTATCGCCATGCTTTGCCTTTAATAGTACTCAGTGCGGGCAACGACTTTACCCAAGACCTTGATGTCGTCTGCCTTGCATTCAAATGAAGCTTTGCCATTTTCAACGCGGATGCGCCCGCCAGGAAAACGGTACAGCTCTTTAACGCTAATGAGCTTATCAATCTCGATGAGCCACAGCCCGTCGGTGATTTCTGCGGCGGTCATATCAACTAAATAATTCTGTTTCTCGAAATTTACTAACAGTGGGGCTTTAACATCACTTGGTAAGAGCTGAGCGTCATATTCAACCCAATTAGATGATGAAAATATCCCATTTGAGATTTTTTTTAGTTCGATTTTTGTAGATGCAATATCTTGGTCTGTGATATTTGGATTGCCTGTGCCATAAGTAAGCCATTCCAAAGAGGCACCCGTTTCCATGGAGCAAATTAGCACCCAATCGGCAGGAAAGTTCCCGCGCATTATACGGTTAGCCATAGTGCTTTGAGATACGTTGAGGTGACGGCACAACGCTTGTCTTGATGAAAGCCCATATGCCTTGACTATGCGTTCAACGGGTTCTTTCCCCCCCTCTGGCAGAATTGGTACTTTACGACTCGTAAAATTTTTCGTTGACCTTTCCAATTTGAGATCCTAATATTCACTCGTCGTAACGAGGTGTGTTTAATAGAGATAAATAGAGTTGGCTAGAACTCAACAGAGGATAGTGCATCATGACCCGTAAACTTTCAATGCGCCCTTCAATCAATCTCGTGATTTCAGAACCGTACATTACTGTTGAAGAGTTCTGCCGTCGCACTGGATACAAGGAGGGTACCGTTCGCCAGATGTACCGCGAGAACCGTTTGCCCATCAGGAAGAAGGAGGGCTTAAACGGGCTTATCGAAATCAACATGGTTGCTCTCACTATCGAAGCCGCTTCTGGCTGCGAAATCACAATGCAGGGCTGATGTATCCATATTGGGATATTGAAAGGGATTAATCATGTTTGATTTTCGTGTGTCCACACATCTCCACTTTGACGAGGCCTGCCGTAGATTCGCCCTGTCTCACAATATGAAAGAGCTGGCACAGGCTGCAGATATGAACGTGCAGACCCTGCGCAATAAGCTGAACCCTGAGCAGCCGCACCAGTTGACCGTTGCGGAAATGCTTTTGCTCACTGACCTGACCGAAGATGCAACCTTAATGGATGGTGCGCTGGCACAGCTACATTGTTTGCCTTGCGTACCAATGAACGAACACGCCGAGGAAAAGTTGTCTGCCTACGTTTTGAAGGCCACGGCAGAAGTGGGGCAGCTGGCAGCCGGTGCAGTGAATCAGGATGCGTTGAGCACTTCCTGTCGCCGCAGCCTGATGCAAAGCGTTAATACCGGCATTCGTTGCCTGAGTCTGGCCGCTATAGCAGTACAGGCCCGCATTCATTCCAATCCCACTATGGCATCAACCGTAGACGCGATCAGCGGCCTCGGCGCATCCATTGGCCTGAGCTGAGGGACTGACGACAATTTCACTGGCATCACGCCTTAAGCGTCAAAGCCCGTCCGTAGCCTACGGCAACGGCTGGATCATGGGTGAGAACGGCAAGCCCTGGCATCCGTGCAACAGCCAAAAGCAACTGCTACAGGGGCTGACCAGCAAGCGCAAACCTGCCGGTTTCATGGCGCGTTTATTCAGGGGGTAACATGCAGCGAGTAACAGGCAACACAACCGCACAGCAAGGCCCGGCATCTTTTGCCAAAACTCATTCAACGGGCAATCGTGCTGATGCTGTTAACAAAATGTCGTTTGATGAGTTTCGGAAAAGCTGGCGGCAGCAGCGTGACAATAACGCTAACCCGTCGCTGCGTTATTTCAACCGTCAGAATGACGATTTTAAATTTTGCGTGTTAACCCTGGCTAACCGCGAAAATCCTAAAACATTTTCACAGGAGGAAATCGGAAAGCCGTTTGAATACTTCGACGAATACCGCCGCGAATTAATCATCATGGCGATGAATAAAATGGCGCGCTGGGGAAAGATTCTGCCCCGACAGCTTTCTACCGCAGACTGTTTTTTACCTGAGTAAATAAGACTCAAAAAATTAATGGCGTAAACCCGCCGGGCATTCCTTTGCCTGAATCTGGAGAATTGGACGATGAGAAATACCCAAACCCGTAATTTTGAAGCCGACGCAGACACATTAAATGCTCTGCTGAGCAAGGCCAAAACAGAACAGCGCAGCGATGATGCGCTGGCCGTGTCAGTCCGCATTGCGGCGCTGGTCATCCATGCCCGTAAGCAAGAAATGAGCGCATCGGAAATTATTGAGCTGCTGGATAAAGAGGCAGAACGTTTTGAGCATCAGGCGTGGGAGCTGCACTAATGGCCGATTCAATGGATTTAGTCCAGGCGCGCGTTGAGGAAGAACTGCAGCGCAATCTCGCTAATGCACGTCGCCAGCCCGCCGGGGCTGGTGAGTTCTTTTGCCTGGCCTGCGATGAGGCGATACCGGCTGCCCGTCGCCGCGCCGTGCAGGGCGTTACTCACTGCGTAACCTGTCAGGAGATCATCGAGCTGAAAAGCGCCCATTACAAAGGCGGTGCTGTATGAGTACGATCCTCAAATGGGCGGGCAACAAAACCCGCCTGATGCCTGAGCTGATTAATCATCTGCCGCAGGGGCAGCGCCTCGTTGAGCCGTTCGCCGGTTCCTGCGCCGTTATGATGGCTACGGATTACCCGGCTTATTTAGTGGCTGACGTTAATCCTGACCTGATAAATCTTTACCGCCACATTAAAGAACACACGCGCCCGTTTATCGTGGTGGCGATGAGCCTGTTTACCCAAAATAAAACGGCAGAGGATTATTACCGCATCCGCGAAGCGTTTAATCATAACCCGGCTTTAACTCTACTTGAGCGCGCCGCACACTTCCTTTACCTGAACCGCCACGGCTACCGTGGCCTTTGCCGTTACAACCGCAAGAGTAAATTTAATATCCCCTACGGAAACTATTCTGAACCTTATTTCCCCCTGGAAGAAATCGAAACTTTCGCAGCCAAAGCACACCGTGCAACGTTTGTCTGTGCTGATTTCCGCGAGACGCTGAGCATGATACAGACCGGCGACGTCGTTTATTGCGATCCGCCCTATGACGGCACGTTTAGCGACTACCACGCAGGCGGATTTGATAAGGCCGCGCAGCAGGACTTAGCCAGCATGTTAACCAGCGTGTCAGAGCGCTGCCCGGTCATCGCTTCAAACAGCGATACCGACTTTACACGCACGCTTTTCAATGCCTACGAACTGACCAGCGTCAGGGCTGCCCGAGCGGTTGGTGTGGCTGCAGGTGACGGCAAAAGCGCGGCAGAAATTATCGCAGTGCGCCGTCCTGTTGTCTGGATTGGTTTTGACCCTGCAGCATCTTCGGAGGTGGTCGCATGATCGACAAACGCTGCTTTGGTGAGAACGTCATGAATGTGGTCAGCATATCTGGCGGAAAAGACAGCCTTGCTGACTGGTTGCTGGCTGTTGATTCCGGTGTTGAGTTTCAGACGGCATTTGCAGACACCGGTCATGAGCACCCGCAGACCATGGAATATCTGGATTATCTGGAATCGAAGCTGGGGCCGGTTAAGCGTGTTAAGGCTGATTTCACTTCCCGCATTGAAAACAAGCGCAAGTTTATCGCGGAAAAATGGCCTGTTTCCCTGGTTGAGGAGTGTGGATTTACTTCTGAACGTGCGCTATCCGCTGTTGCTTTAGCGCTTGAAACACTCAAACCCACGGGCATTCCTTTCCTTGATTTGTGCTTATGGAAAGGGCGTTTTCCTTCAACTAAAGCCCGTTTCTGCACCTTCGAACTGAAGCATGAGCCAATAAAAGTGCAGATAGTTGATCCCTTAATAGCTGCCGGGAAAAAAGTTATCTCATGGCAGGGTGTCCGTGCGCAGGAATCACCACAGCGCGCGATGCTGGAGCCATGGGAAGAGGGGTTTGACATTGGCCCGGGCCTGGCAATTTATCGGCCTATCCTGAAATGGAAACATGAAGATGTTTTTGCTTTGGCGCGTCGCCACGGAATCAAGCCTAACCCTCTCTACGAGCAAGGCTGCAGCCGCGTAGGATGTATGCCGTGCATCCATGCCCGCAAGTCAGAGCTGGCAGAAATTTTCAGCCGTTGGCCAGAAGAGATAGCACGTGTAGCAGCATGGGAGAAACTTGTTGCGCGTTGTTCACGCCGTGGCAATTCCACGTTTTTCCCGTCAACACAGGATCCGCGCAAGGCAGAGCGCAGAATAGATTTTATATCAGTTGAATCTCACGGTATTGAAACTTACCGGGACTGGGCGCTGACAACCCGTGGAGGCAGTCAGTTCGATTTGCTGGCAACCGCCACTGATCAAGGTGTCTGCAACAGTGTTTATGCAGGGGTGTGCGAGTGATCGAGCACTACGCTTACCCGTGGAATGCCCCACGGGAAGCCATCGCCAGCCCTTATCCCACTTATGAGGAAATGCACAGCCGCAGTCAGATGATTGCGGCTTTAGTGCGTGCGCAGGAGCTGCTTGAACAGCAGCCGACGCTGATTCAAATCGACGTCAAACGTCGCATGAACGAGCTGGAAAAATCACAGGGCATTGCCCGCGCCAATGCGTACTTAACGAAAACTTTCGTTGAGCGCACATTGCCGCGTGTTGAATGCGTTAACGAGCAATACCGGGTTAAGACTATGGATGCCAGCACTTTTAACCTGCTGACACATAACGCCCCGAAAGAGACTGGCGCAGCGCGTGCCGGGGGCCAGCTGTGGGAGCTGATGAAGCGTTTTAACCGCCTGGCTGATATGTCGCGCGCCGATGTGGATTTGCTGGCCGGTGATATTGCCAGTTTCATTCTGGCCGAGCTGGTACAGGCACACGCGCAGGCAGCTGATGAGTCAGATTATAAATACACGCACCGCGTCTACATGACGGCGGCGGCCATCACCCGTGAATTTAATCAGACGCCGCCACTGTGGGATAAGGTGACGTCCCGTTTCTTTGATCCGGAGGAAGTCACGCCCGCCGTGCTGCGTATGCAGACTGAAAAATGGTGGACGGGGCGACTGCGCCGCGTGGCTGCGTCATGGCGGGAACACCTGCAGATTGCCCTGGCTAACGTCAGCAAAAAGCACACCCCCTATGCCAGCAGAATGACGGTTTCAGAATGGCGGGAACAGAAACGCCGCACCCGTGAGTTTTTAAAGGGCATGGAACTGGAAGACGAGGAAGGCAACCGCATCAGCCTGATTGAAAAATACGACGGCAGCGTGGCGAATCCGGCAATCCGTCGCTGTGAGCTGATGACCCGCATTCGCGGCTTTGAAAATATCTGTAATGAGCTGGGCTATGTCGGCGAGTTTTACACGCTGACCGCGCCGTCACGCTATCACGCCACAATCAAAACCGGCCATCGTAACCGCAAATGGAATGGTGCCAGCCCCGCAGATACGCAGCGTTACCTCTGCAGCGTCTGGCAGCGCATCCGCGCAAAGCTGCACCGTGATGACATTCGAATTTTTGGCATTCGCGTTGCTGAACCCCATCACGACGCAACGCCACACTGGCACATGCTGATGTTTATGCGTCCCGAAGATGCGGATCAGGTGCGCCAGACAATCCGTGATTATGCCTTCCAGCAGGACAGCAACGAGCTGACCACGGATAAAGCCCGTAAAGCGCGCTTTCATGCCGAGGCCATCGATCCTGATAAGGGCAGCGCTACGGGCTACGTTGCTAAGTACATTTCAAAGAATATCGACGGCTACGCGCTGGATGGTGATCTGGACGACGAAAGCGGCAAAGAGCTGAAAGAAACCGCGCCCGCCGTTTCTGCCTGGGCGGCCCGCTGGCACATCCGACAGTTTCAGTTTATAGGTGGCGCGCCGGTCACGGTTTACCGCGAGCTGCGCCGCATGGATGACACCGTAACCGCCCACGGCCTCAGCGTGGAGTTTGCCGCTGCGCACGACGCGGCAGACGTGGGCGACTGGGCGGCATACGTTAACGCGCAGGGCGGCCCGTTCGTGCGTCGTGATGAGCTGGCCGTGCGCACATGGTATCAGCCGGGCGATGAGCTGAATGAATACGGTGAGGAGACAGTGCGCATCAAGGGCGTCTACGCAACTGAGGTTGGCGCAGACACGCCGATTTTAACCCGTCTGGCACAGTGGAAGATTGTTCCGAAACGTGCCGTTGATTTTGGTTTTGACCTTCAGGGCGCGCCCGCGCCCTCTCGGAGTTCTGTCAATAACTGTACGGGGCGTTTGAGATCTGGGGATTCAAACCCGCCGGAAAGGGTGGAAGAAATAGACTTCATTGGGATGAGTCGTAAAGAACGGCGGCGGCTGCTGGCCCGACTGAGGGCAGAAAAGCCGGATAAAAAACACTTAGTGCTGCGGCGTACAGACAAAATAGAGACCGCGTGTGACAACGTCATCGGCCAGGTCAGAGATTTAAGCGGAGAAAACATCAGCCGCGGTCTGGCCGTGCGCCTGATAGGTGGCACGCAGACAGAAATTGCAGGAAAAATGTTCCGCAGCACCTGTTACGGCGACTTGGTGCGGCCATTCAGTAACAAAGATGACAATTCACGTAAAGACGAAATACTTAGCCGTTTCAATAGCCTTGCTGAAAGGGCTAAGGCGGACAACTCGCAGAAGGCGGAAAGCGAAGCGCACAAAAAGTAAGGCGGAAAGTAAAAAAACATTTCACTTTCAGAACATCCTAATATACTGTGTTTATGTACAGTTGTTTGAAGAGAGTAAATGTTATGCAGGATTATTTTTTTGAATCTTTGAAATTGCAACGTATTGATTTGTTTCTTAAATTGGTTGCATCGAGTGAATGCAGTGAAGATGAAAAGAGCCTGGCGATACAGTGGGTTTCTGAGTTGACCGACGAGCTAATGAAAAAGGTCAGGAGTCACGAATACGCCCGTTCGATTGAAGTATCAGAGTAAGAAAGGGGGGAGGGGATGCGTATTGAAATAATGATCGACAAGCAACAAAAGGTTAGCCAGGAGACTATTGAGGCGCTTGAGTCAGAAATCATAAAAAATTTGCAGCCTCAATATCCAAAAATGGCTATCCGAATCCGCAAAGGCAGTGCGAACGGCGTCGAGCTGTCAGGCTTAAAGCTGGATGAAGAAAAAAAAGGCGTGATGGAAATTTTACAAGCCGTCCGGGAAGACGACAGCTGGCAGCACTGATAACCGCGCCAGCGTCAAAAACTGGTTTTTGGCGCTGGCGCGGTTGAACAACGAGCAGTGCGAGGCGTTAGAGAAAATCCATGATTAGTTACATACATATGGCAGGTGTTGTTAACATAGACCAGAATATTTCTTTAATCATGCCTATGGGGAATTATGGACAAAGTATTAATTATTTTTTCTTTTGCTTTTTTTGTACTCTTTTTAGTTGGTTTGATCAAACCGTCTGTTGTAAAAATGAAAGACAGGAAAAAGGCGTCATTAGTTTATTTTGGATTGGGTTTTGTGTCTCTGATTGCAGGCGCTTCTATGCTGCCGGATCCTGATAAAAGAAATGCACTTGAGAAATCTGAGGGTGTGCAGCAAAGACAATTTCAATATAATGATTTGAAGTTGTCAGAGTATCGTATAAAAGACAAGGATGAGAGACACGCTGTTGTTACAAATTTCATTAATTCAAAATCAATGAATAATAATGGTCTAAATAACATGTACGCCTGTCTTAGCGAATACAGCATGACCAAATCAGGTGATTTGCCGCTCGGAACCGTTTTAGACTGGTGCTATAAAGAATTTGAGCGCGCGCCTTCTGAATTAAGTAAGAAAGTTAATTTTGATCATTTTCAGTCAAATATAAGTGCGTGGGATGCTTCATACAGGCCGCTCGAAAAACTTATTAAAGACAGCATGAATGATGAATCGTCATATGAGCATGTTTCAACGACTTACAGTTTTATTCTGAATGATAATCCCCATGCTGTTGTTAAAACCTCTTTTCGTGGGAAGAACGGTTACGGCGCAGTCGTGAAAAATACAGTTACGGCTCGCGTAAACATACAAACTGGAGAAGTTGAAAAAATCACTGACCAAAATTAGGTAAAGGATTTTTAAGCACCCTCTTTTCGAGGAAAGGTGGTTCGGTATGGGGCGAAAAGACAGCGATTATCGAATTGTCTATCACGGTCAGGTACTGGAGAATTACAAAGAAGGTGAGTTTATTTTCTTTCAGCGCGCCAAAGAAAGCGGCGGCGGTTACTGGTTGGGGCGGACATTCGACGGCGTTTTTGTATTCACGCTGCCACATCCAACTAAGTTTTGGGATGGGTGGGAATACCTGATCAGGTACGCACTCAGGCCGCCGCCAAAGCCCAAAGCGGTCGAATCCGGAGACACCTTTCCTCTGTTCTGACCGTTTGCGCGTGGGTGCATGTCTATGCTGCATGAAATCGCATGATCCCGAAAGGATCGTTTACCCTCCGGCCCGCCAGTACTGGCGGGCTTTCTCGTATGTCATGCAGGTGCATGAAAATCACTACATAAAGCGCGCAGGCGTGGCGGGGCTACGAGCGCGCGCTAAGGCTTTGTGCTATAGAACTATAGAAATAGAGGGGTTTTTGTAATGTGTTTATAGGTTTACCTATAGAGATCTCATACTATCTTTAGTCTATCTTTGAATGATAAAATCACTGCATTATTTGCTCAATTCAAGAGAATTTTATGGATATTGAGGTTAAAAATTTCGGGACTATACAGGATGCTCATGTCCACATAGGTGGCTTGACAGTCATTACTGGTGAGAACGACACTGGAAAAAGTACAGTTGGAAAGATACTTTTTTCAATTGTTAAAGCCATTGCCCGATATGAATTCGATTTAGAAGAAGACAAGGATGACAGACTCCTCTCGATTGCTGAGGTTCTATACTTTTCTATAATTAGGAGGAGTATAAATGTTTCTACTCATACTAAAATAAGGGATTTGTTTCACCCAAAAAAATTAGTTTCTCAAATTAAAATGGACACTAATACGACACTTGCTGAATGCTATAATACGCTTAGTCAGATGCTTGATAATAACGAACTGACAAATCTTTCATTTTCTGGTGCGAGTACAGAACTCGAGAAAATGAGGTCTATCATTGAAGAGCCTGATGACAAGGTTTACGCAATGAACAGGGCTATCAGCAAAGCGTTTTTTTCTGAATTTCGTGGTGAGATAGTTCCAAAGGGGCAATTTGAGGCTTTGAAGCCTAGTGTAATAGTGAATGACGGCGCATCACCTTTGATGAAAATTAATTGGGTGAGTGATACAAAATTTAAGTTCGAGTTTGATGACGAACTTGGATATAGTGATGCTACATATGTTGAATCACCGGCAATTATGCAGTTTCATAATTTGGTGCAGATGTCAAAAACTTTATTTGAATTCAAAGGTGATGCTGCTGGAAGAGCTACTGTTCCTTTGCATATTAAGGACTTAAGTAATAAGCTGAGTGATTCGATTTATAATTTATATGCTTATAATGATTTATTTCATGAACCAGAAGAAGACATTCATTCTCAGGTCTCGGCGAGAATAAGTAGGGCTTTTAATGGTGAGATATCATATGATAGCGAAAAGTTTGACTTCCTACTCAATAGAGAAGGTTATGTGATCTCGTCTTCAAATATCGCTTCCGGCGTTAAGTCATTGGGCATACTTGACATGATAATCAAAGGTGGTCATGCAGAGGATAATAATTTATTAATTTTAGATGAGCCTGAAGTTAATCTTCATCCTAAGTGGCAGGTTTTATATTGTGAGCTAATATGCGAATTGGTCCGCTCTGGTGTTGATATAATAATAACCACGCATAGCCCATATATTATTGATTCCTTAAAGCATTTTGCTGACAAGTTGAGTATAGAAAATAGTTTTTATTTGGCAATGAGACTTCCAAATGAAGCTCTTACAACATTTTTAGATATCACTGATAATGTTTCATATGCTATCGACCTTCTTGCTGAGCCATTACACGATTTAAATAAGGATGACTTTGATGATTTCTAAAAGTCAGAAAATATTTGATAAGCTTTGTGAGGTTTATCCTGATGCTATGGAAACCATTACTAATCTTAGTTTTAATTCGGATGGCGGTAAGAATTTCATAATTTCCGATGAGGTTGGTTTTAATTACGATGCCGTTGTCAATCACGCTCCTTGTTATAAGCATGGACGTAAAGAAAAATCTCCTGATGCTTTATTTATCGCAGGTGATGTTCTTTATTTTGTTGAGTTCAAAGAGGGCGCTGCAAAAAAAGAAGATATCAGAATGAAGATACACGAGGGAATTACAACATTATTTTGTTTTGTCATAAAGTTTCTCCCCGAAATAACTAGGGATGAGTTTTTTCAACTTGATATACGTTATGCTGTTGTAATGAGGGGGTTTCGCGCTTCAGGACGGCAAGGCCTAATTGACGGCCTTGAGGCCAGTTCTAATAAATTTAATCTTAGAAACATAGAGGGTTTTTTAGTCAGCAAAACTACTATAAGAGATGAACCTAGCAGGATTTTGGCATTACTAAACACGGTAACTTCTGGAAGAATTTCAACAATTAAAATAAATTTACCCGATTCATCATTAGTTAACCTTTCTATTTAGCTTATGTAGTTTTATGGCTATGGCGCTATTTCCTCAGAAAAAGGGAGGTTGGTCTCCCTTTTTTAAGTATCAAGTCAGATCATAGTCTCTAAATTTTATAACATCTTCTTTAACCCACTCGTTTAGTTCTTTCATTCGCTGTTGCAGTGGAATAAGCTCATTACGGACAAATACTTTGCTGGCCTTCTCAATATCCCCAAACCCGCCGGTGTTGTTGGGAATTATTCCCATCAGCTGCGGTGGTACGCGATGCACGGCCAGCATGTCATCACGGCTCACGTTTTTGATATTCAGAAACTCATCTTTCGCCGCCACCTCTGACAGTGGGATAATCTGAATGCCGTCTTTCTTACCGTTAGGGCTGTACATAAACAGATTACGGAAGTTACCGGGCCCTTTCGCGCTTTTCATGGCGCTGCGGATGTTGTCAACGTCCTGCTGGCTTTGTGCCGGGTCGGTCATGTACATGATAAAACCCGCATGGCTGCCGTTAATGTAATACTTGCGGCGAAACAGCGTGGCCGACTCATTCAGCAGCGCGGAAGGTATGGCTGACAGGTAGCCCGGCACGCCGTAGATTTCCTGATTGATGTCCGGTTCCATCAGGTGGAACACGCTGCCTTTTGTGAATTCATACGGCTCCGCGTTCAGGCCGTAATGCGCATACCAGTAGGTGTCAAGGTCAAGCCCGCGTCGCGTGTATTTGGCAAGGGATGGCTCCAGTTTCAGCGTGGTGCCGAGACGGCTGGTTCGCTTCTCCAGGTACGCGTTGGCAAAGACCAGATAATCCATCGCAAAGCGGGTAAAAGCCTGCTGGCTCAAAAGCGGATGCGGGATAAAGGTACTCGCCAGAATGTTGCATTTCACGCTGATGGGTGAGCTGTGATGCACGGCGGCGCGGAACGTGCGCGCCAGCCCGTCAACGCTCACGGGCGGCTCATACCAGCGGTCATTGATGACGCACTCCACGTAGTCCAGCAGTTCGCGCCGGTCGAGTACCGGGATCGGGTCGCCAAATGTAAACGCCTCCGAGGCGGCTGTGCTGGTCATCTGTTCCGGCTGCTGCACGGGCTGTGTGCGCGTGCGGTTCCTGCGTTTGCTCATTAATACATCTCCACAATGTTCTGCGTGTGTGCCGCCTGTCCCTGCAGCGGCTCATTTGCCAGCGCGTGCATGGTCGCCCAGGCTAAATCGCCGTGGCTGACTTCCTCGCTGCGGCTGGTTTCATAGGTCGGACGGTTGCCGCTGGCCGTGGTGGCCTTGCGGATGGACATAAATGACTGCGCGATATCTAAATGGCTGGCGTCAAACTCCATTCGCCCGCTGCTGATGGTGTCGTAGGCTTTCAGCACCAGGGCATTTTTGACCGTCGGGTTGTAAACAAACTCTTTCACCTGCGGGAAAAAGGCTTTCACGTTCTCATAAACGCCAAGGCCGACGCCGGTCGAGTCGATGCCGATGTAGGTCACGTTGTACTGCTGCGTAAGGGTTTTAATGGCGTCGGCCTGCGCGCGGAAATCCATCCCGCGCCACTGGTGGCGCTCAAGGATGCGGAACTTGCCGCCCGGCACGGCAGGCGGGGCAATCACCACGCAGCCCGCGCTGTCGCCGTTCTGCGTACCCTTCGCCGGGTCGTAACCAATCCAGACCTCTTTCCAGCCGAACGGGCGCAGCGCCAGCGCTTCGAAGTCGTCCCACACTTCCCAGCTGTCCACCATGCATTTCTGCAGCATGGCAAGCTGGAACACCGAGGCGAGGTCGTCCATAAACACGCACATCAGCAGGTTTTGATAGTCCTCGGGGCTGTAGCGCGTGCGCAGTTGCTCCAGGTCGAACAGGTCACAGCCGCCCCGTACCGCATCCTCAACGGTTACAATCTGGCGAAACTGGCCGTCGGCACACAGGCGGCCAGCGGCAAGCGACGCGTGGCTTAAATCAATATCAACCCGGTCGGCTTTGACGCGGCCCTTGTTAAACTGTGCGCCTGACCAGAACGGATAGGCACTGTGCGTGAGGCTGGACGGCGTGGAAAAGTAGGTTTCCCGCCATTTCTTGTGCAGCGCCATGCCGGAGGCGACTTTCTGCAGCTCCTGAAATTTCGGGATCCAGAAATATTCGTCAAGGTAAAGGTTGCCGTGATAACTCTGCGCCGTGCGGGCGTTGGTGCCGAGGAAGTACAGGCACGCACCGTTAGCCAGCGTCATCGGGTCGCCTTTCAGTTCTACATCTGCCTCACGGGCAAATTCCACAATGTACTGCTTGAACACGTGCGCCTGCGCCTTACTGGCCGACAGAAAAATCTGGTTGCGCCCGGTGGTGAGCGCATCGATCAGCGCCTCGCGGGCAAAAAAGAACGTCGCCCCAATCTGGCGCGATTTCAGCAGGTTGCGGACGGCGTATTTATTGCCCGCTTCCCACCACTGGCGCTGGTAGCCAAACATCGTGCTGTGGAAGATGTCCTGCAGCTTTTCGATCTGCGCGTCGCTGAATACGTTTTTTTCAGGCGGTTTGCGCGGGCCTCTGTTGCGGTTTTCGACATTGGGGTTTAAATCCGCCTCATTGCCGCCGTTGTTAAATTTCCCGATGCGCGCATGGCGCTCTGACTGACGGGCCAGCAGGTCAATTTCTTTGTAGTCCTTTCCTTCCTTCACCTCTTTCATGACCAGCTGACAGTAGCGCGCGGCGGTGGTGAGCTGCATCTGATCAAGCGGGCCATACTCGCCCCACTTATCGCGCTTCTTCCAGCTGTGAACGGTTGCGGGTTTCTCTCCCAGCATTTCAGCAATGCGGGCGATGCGGTATCCCTGAAAGTGCAGCAGCAAAGCCTGCCTGCGGGGATCGAGGTCTGCGGGGGCGATTGTCGTTGTCATGGCCCCAAAATACGGCCCGCCCGTTTCCTTTTCTGCCGTCCGTGATTGTGTGAATTACGGTACAACGTCGCCGCGTTGTTTCAGTGCCCCTGTCGCCGCAAACATAGGGACTCACAGAGTTTTTATCTAACCGGAGCCTGGACAATGGCAAAGAAAGCAAAGCGTTTCCGCATCGGGGTGGAAGGTGCCACCACGGACGGGCGCACCATCGAGCGCAGCTGGCTGGAACAGATGGCGGCCAATTACGATCCGGCTGTTTATACCGCCGTGATCAACATGGAGCACATCAAGGGTTATACGCCTGACAGCGCGTTTCGCCGTTTCGGTGTGGTCGATGCGCTGGACACCGAGGAAATCAGTGACGGCCTGCTGAAAGGCAAGCTGGGCCTGTACGCGGTGATTAACCCGACGGATGAGCTGGTCACGATGACCGGCAACATGCAGAAGCTTTTCACCTCAATGGAGATTCGCCCGGAGTTTGCCGACACCGGCGAGGCGTATCTGATCGGCCTCGCCGTTACCGACGATCCGGCCAGCCTCGGCACCGAAATGCTGCAGTTCAGCGCCAGTGCGGGCGCTAATCCGCTGGCAAACCGCAAGCAGCATCCTGACAACCTGTTTACCGCAGCCACCGAAACCGTGATTGAGTTTGAGGACGTGGCCGACGAAAAACCGTCTCTTTTCAGCCGCGTGTCCGCGCTTTTCAGCAACAAACAGAAGTCTGATGACGCCCGTTTCAGCGACGTTCACAGGGCCGTCGAGCTGGTCGCTACCGAGCAGCAGGAATTCAGCCAGCGCATCGAAACCGCCCTGAGCGAGCAGGCCAGCAGCCTGCAGGCGCATTTGACCGAAGCGCTGAGCGCAGAAACTGCAGCCCGTGAGCAGCTGCAGACCGATTTCAGCCAGCTGCAGGCGCAGCTGAGCCGTGAAGACGGGCGCCAGGACTTCCGCCCGCGCACGCCCGGTAACGGCAGCGGAAACAACCAGGATGTGCGAACCGACTGCTGATACAGGCGCGGCAAATCCCATTAACGAACAGAGAACACGAAGCGATGAAAAACAGCACCCGTTTTAAGTTAAACGCCTACATGTCGGTACTGGCGGAAATCAACAACATCAACCTGTCGGCGCTCAACAGCAAATTTACTGTTGAGCCATCCGTGGCGCAGACGCTGGAAACCAAAATTCAGGAGTCATCTGACTTTCTGACGCGCATCAACATCGTGCCGGTCGCTGAGCAGAGCGGCGAACGTCTGGGGCTGGGGATCGGCAGCACGATTGCCGGTACAACCGACACGACGCAGAAAGAGCGCGAGCCAACCGATCCGACCTACATTGACGGTGAAGGTTATAAGTGCACGCAGACCAACTTTGACACGGCGCTGCCCTACGTGAAGCTGGACATGTGGGCGAAGTTTGCCGACTTTCAGGTACGCATCCGCGACATGATTGTGAAACGCCAGGCGCTTGACCGCATCATGATCGGTTTTAACGGCCTCAAGCGTGAGAAAACCTCTAACCGCGTCCAGAACCCGCTGCTGCAGGACGTGAACATCGGCTGGCTGGAAAAAATCCGCCAGGAGAAACCGTCGCAGGTGGTCGGCCAGCATATCGACAGCAACGGAAAAGTTATCGCCGACAAAATCACCATTGGTAAAACGGGGCTTTTCCGCAATCTGGATGCCGTGGTGATGGGTGCCGTAACGGAAAAAATCGCCGTGCAGTATCAGGATGACACCGAGCTGGTTGTGATCTGCGGTCGCCAGCTGCTGGCCGACAAGTATTTCCCGATCGTCAATAAAGACCAGCCCAACACCGAAGCGCTGGCCGCTGATTTGATTATCAGCCAGAAACGCATCGGCGGCCTGCCTGCGGTGCGTGCGCCGTTCTTCCCGGCTGATGCCATGCTGATTACGCGCCTTGATAACCTGTCGATTTATGTCCAGGACGACACGCGCCGCCGCTCCATCATCGACAACCCGAAACGGGATCGCGTTGAAAACCTTGAATCGGTCAACGAGGCGTATGTGGTCGAGGACTACGACAGCACCTGCCTGATTGAAAACATCGAAATGCTGGAGCAGGAGCCAGAGCCGGAAGCGGGCCATATGAGCGACGCCGAAATCGCACGCATTGCCTCCGTTGCGGCAAGCGTGGTCAAGGTCATGAGCGAATCGGATACGGCGCAGGCCGAATCTGACGCCAGCACTGCCGCTGACAACGGCACCGGCACCGGCACCGGCAACGCAGGAGCGTAAACCGTGACCAATCCTTTCCGCGCGCACACGCGCTTCATTCAGGGACAGGAGGCCGCCCGCACGGGCGGCAATGGCCGCCATGCGAAAGGCTATGACCTGATGCTGCTGCAGCTTAACGAAGACCGCCGCCGCCTCAAGGGCATTCAGTCCACCGTCACCAAGGCGCAGATTAAGGTTGAGGTGCTGCCGAAATATGCCGCCTGGGCAGAGGGCGTGCTGAGCGCCGACGGGGCGCAGCAGGACGACGTGATCATGTACGTCATGCTGTGGCGTATCGATGCCGGTGATTATGCCGGTGCGCTGACCATTGGCCGCCATGCGCTTAAACATGGCTGGGTGATGCCGGTCGGCAAGCGCAATACGGCGACGGTGCTTACCGAGGAAATGGCCGACGCCGCAAAGGCCGCCATGCTGGCCGGAACGCCGTTTGACGCTGAGCTGCTGCTGCAGACGCTGAAAGCGGTGGACGGGGAAGACATGCCGGATCAGTCGCGTGCACGCCTGCACAAGTCCATTGGCTGGGTGCAGACCGAAAGCAACCCGGTATCCGCACTGAATCACCTTAAGCACGCCCTGCAGCTGGACGAAAGATGCGGGGTGAAAAAAGACATTGAGCAGCTTGAGCGGAAACTCCGCAAAGACAGCTGATAACCGAACGTGCCCACGCGCGGGGCGGCACGGGGTGGCGACAGGCTGCGCCGCATCAAAACCCCGTCCACCGCCCACCTATTCAGGAGTAGTAAGGATGCAGTTTACAGCGCCAGAGCAGTCGCCGGTTGCGCCGGTCATTATCCCGAACAATTCATTCTGGCCGGATCTGGATTTGGCTAAGTTTCGCAGCGCGATGCGCGTTGACGGCACCGTGACGCCGGAGCGGCTCAAGCAGGTGGTGCTGACCGCCATGTCAGAGGTGAACGCCGAGCTTTACCCGTGGCGGGAACGGCAGGAAATGGCAGGTTATAACGGGCTGGCCGACGTACCGGCTGAGCAGCTGGCCGGAAAAAGCGTGCGCCTGCACCACTATGAAAACGCCGTGTGGTGCTGGACGCGTGCGGTACTCAACGAGCGATACAGTGACTTTGACGCCACCGCATCCGGCGCGAAGCGCGGCGAAACGCTGGACGATGCCAGCGGCGATTTATGGCGCGATGCGCGCTGGGCCATCAGCCGCGTGCAGGATCTGCCTCACGTAACCGTCGAGCTTATCTGATGAAAGTGCGTGCGCAGCAGTATGACACGGTGGACGCACTGTGCTGGCGTCACTACGGGCGCACGCAGGGGTTGTCAGAGCGTGTGTTACAGGCCAATCCGGGGCTGGCGGAATACGGCCCCACCTTACCCCACGGTTTAGTGGTCGAGCTGCCGGACGTTGCGCCCGCAGCCACGGCGCAGACCGTGCAGCTATGGGATTGAATCATGTGGGAAAGAATCAGCACGTTTATCACCTGGTCGATGGCCGTGTTTATGGCCTGGCTGGGCGACTTATCGGTTAAGGACGTTTCAACGTGGGCCGGGCTGATTATCGGCATCGGCATGGCGCTAATCAGCTGGTACTACAAGCACAAAACCTACCAGCTGCTGGCTAGCGGGCGCATCACACGGGAGGAGTATGAATCTGCAAACCGTTAAACGCTGCGCTGTGGGTGCGGTACTGGCCATCGCCGCCACACTGCCGGGCTTTCAGCAGCTGCATACCTCGGTTGAGGGGCTGAAACTGATTGCCGATTACGAGGGCTGTCGCCTTAAGCCATACCTGTGCGATGCGGGCGTGTGGACTGACGGGATCGGCAACACGCGGGGCGTTGTGCCCGGCAAAACCATTACCGAGCGGCAGGCTGCCGGGACGTTCATCACCAATGTGTTACGCGTTGAGGCGGCACTGGCGCGCTGCGTGGCGGTTTCCATGCCGCAGCAGGTCTATGACGCGCTGGTGTCGCTGGCGTTTAACGTCGGCACCGGCAACGTGTGCGCATCAACGATGGTGAAACTCATCAGGGCCAGCCGGTGGCGCGATGCCTGTTATCAGTTGCCGCGATGGGTGTACGTGAAAGGCGTATTTAATCAGGGGCTGGATAACCGGCGCGGGCGCGAGCTGAGCTGGTGCCTGAAAGGGGCGGCATCATGATGCGCGCCGTTGTGGTGACCTGCTTTGTCATGCTGCTGGTGACCGCCGGGCTGCTGTCGTGGCAGCTGCACAGCGCAAACAGGACTATCGGCACGCAGGTGGCAGAGCTGGCCGCAAAGGATAAAAAGCTGAGCCAGAAAAACAGCCAGCTGATGGCGGTCAATATCCTGGCACAGAGCAGTAACCTTGCACAGACGCAGCTGTATGCGGCGGCTGAGAAAAACAACGCACTGCTGCGCCAGCGGCAGCGCCAGATTGAGGATCTGAAACGTGAAAATGACGCCCTTCGCCGCTGGAGTGATGCCCCTCTGCCTGATGCTGTTATCCGGCTGCGCCAGCGACCGGCCATCACCGGAGGTGAATCTTACCGTCAGTGGCTGTCCCAGAGTAACCCGCTGCCAGCTGGGGCCGTCGGCGGCGCGCACTAACGGCGATTTGCTGGCCCTGCTGGACGAAACCGAAACCGCCTGGGCGGCCTGCGCCGACAAGGTGGACACCATAGTGACCTGCCAGGATAAAGACGATGAACAAGCCGCAGTCCTTACGCGAAGCCCTTAACAGCGCTGTCCCCTATGTACAGCAGAATCCCGACAGGCTGCACCTGTTTGTTGATAAGGGCGCATCGGTTGGCACTTCTGCCGCGTCACTGTCGTGGGAATACCGTTATACGCTTAACGTCATCGTTACGGACTTCACCGGCGATCAAAATCTGCTGATGGCGGCGGTGATGCACTGGCTGCGCACCAACCAGCCCGACGCGCTGCAGAACGCCAGTGAGCGAGAACAGCTTTGCACGTTTGAGGTGGACATTCTCGGTAACGGTGCGTGTGATATCAGCATTAATTTAAAGCTGACAGAGCGGGTTATCGCCGAGGAAGTCAACGGCGTGACAGAGGTCAGAGCCGTGCCGGAGCCGGACGAGCCAGAGGAAGCCTGGACGGTGAAACGTGGATAATCTGCATGAGGTTGACGCCTGGCTGGATGCGCTGCTGGCAAAGCTGGAACCTGCAGAACGTAAAAAGATGCTGCGCGAGGTGGCGCGGGACGTGCGGCGGATTCAGCAGGCCAACATGACGGCACAGCGCGCGCCCGACGGCAACGCATGGGAACCGCGCCGCGTATCCGCCAGAACAAAGCCGGGGCGAATAAAGCGCAAGATGTTTGTGAAGCTGAAAACCGCAAAGTATCTGAAAACAAAGGCAACAGGCGACAGTGCCGAGGTGGCTTTCATTCCTGCCGTGCAGCGGCTTGCCCGCGTTCACCATTACGGGCTGCGTGATCGAGTGAGCAAGAGAAGTTTTAAAGTGAAATATACCGAGCGTCAATTAATTGGAATCGATGAGCTAACAGAAGTTATGATACTAAAAAAATTAAAAGAATGGTTAGTTAGCTGAGGGAATTAAAAAGCATAGGTTTTTTCCATAACACTATGCTTTTATTGTTAATTCTGCCCTTGGCTTTCAGATTTGCTTTCAAGGTTCCTTAGCGTATTTGGAATTAATGTTTCACTAAAGCCTGACAGAGCGCAAATTACGTAAAGTGAAAAAGAAATGTCACTTTCGGTATTTAAGAATCCAAAGATTATATTGCCTTTCAACATAAAAAAAACAAGTATGCCACCAATTACAGAAAAAAGTATCCGCTCTGCTCCATAAAAGAAGTAGACCTTTTTTTTAAGCTCCCTGTCAGTGTGAAGAGTTTTTATCTTTAAGGATACCGAAATAAATCCTCCCATCGAGGCAAATGCGGAAACATAAAGTAAAATTGGCAGGAAGTGATTCTGTAAAAGAAAATTAGTTTCGCGAAGCAAATAAGCTGCGATACTTATCAATATAATCGTAAGCGATAATGCAATTGCACCTAACTGGTATAAATTTCTACCACTCATGGTGCTGTCATAATCGGTCTTAATTTCACTTATGATTGTTTGGAAAGGATTTGAGTCGAGTTTTACTCGACCAAGTATTATAGAGGATAAAATAGTTGCGGCTCTTTTCTTGTAAATGGATGCGCAATTATATTTGTAGCAGGTGGCTACAAACTCATCAAAGTGAACTTTACAATCTTGAAATAAGTATATTTTTGTCATGTCATCTTCTATCTCGGAGTCGATATTGACACGCATTGATTCATGTGATGGGTGGTCGCCAATTTCGTATATAATATACTCGTCACCGCGAGAGTATATCTTGGTTATTTTATTTCCGGCCAGATCGTTATTGCCTACTTTATAACTTGAAATCCTCTCTCGTTGTTTCTGTTTATATGATTCACTAAAGCTTGGCTCTGTTGTTGTTTTGTCTGAATCGTTCGAAGCATCCATTGCCTTGAAGTTTTCATCAGTAGTTTCAGTTTCATTCAAATTTAACATAGGTCCATACCCAGAAAATTATGATAAAAATTTGTGCCGTAAACGACACAATCTTAAAGGGTTTAATATACGAATAAAATATTTAAATTAAAAGCATGAACGAAAAATTTACTGAAATCATGCGCCTCATCACCAACCTGATCCGCACCGGCACCGTGTCCGATGTCGATCCGGTTAACTGGCTGTGCCGGGTGAAAACGGGCGACCTCGAAACCAACTGGATTAACTGGCTCACCCTTCGCGCCGGTAACACGCGCACATGCTGGCAGCCCACCGTTGGCGAACAGGTCATTTTGCTGAGCATGGGCGGCAACCTTGAAACCGCCTTTGCACTGCCCGCCATTTATTCCGATGCATTCCCGCCGCCTGCAAATTCAGAGAACGGCAGCGCCACGCAGTACAGCGACGGTGGTTTTTTTCAGTACGAACCGGCAACCGGCCAGCTGCTGATAAAGAACATCAAAAGCGTGCGCATCGAAGCGGCGGACGGCATTCAGCTGTTAACTGAGGCATTCGGCGTTGAGGCCAGTAAAACAACCCTCAACAGTGAAACGGCTATTAACGGCACAGTCACACAGCGCGGCGGTGATATGAGTTCTAACGGCGTCGTGGTGCATACCCATAAACACGGCGGCGTTAAGTCCGGCAATGACACATCAGGAGGCCCGGCGTGATGTATCTCGGCATGAACCGCGACACCGGCAAAGCCCTGACCGATGTTGACCACATTCGCCAGAGCGTCAGCGATATTCTGATGACCCCGGAGGGCAGCCGCCTGGCGCGTCGTGAATACGGCTCAATGCTTTCCGCGCTCATCGACCAGCCGCAGAACGGCGTCACCCGTATGCAGGTTATGGCGGCAACCTACACCGCACTTAGCCGCTGGGAGCCGCGCACCCGGCTGATTTCAGTGAATTACACAACGGCCTATGACGGTTCGATGGTCGTTGAGATAAATGCACAGCGTGCCGACGGCTCGCCGCTGGCAATGACCATACCAACGGGGGTGAACCGTGGCAGTGATTGATTTATCGCAGCTTCCCGCGCCGGAAGTCATTGAGGTGCCGGACTTTGAAACGCTGCTGGCCGAACGTAAAGAAAACCTGATTGCGCTGTATCCGTCAGATCAGCAGGGTGCCATGCGCAGCGTGCTGGCGCTGGAATCCGATCCGCTGGTCAAGTGCCTGCAGGAAAACGTCTACCGCGAAATCCTGCTTCGCCAGCGCATCAATGAGGCGGCGCAGGCGGTCATGGTGGCCTATGCGCTCGGCACCGATCTGGACCAGCTGGCGGCAAACAACAACGTTAAGCGCCTGACCATAACCCCGGCCAACCCCGACGCCGTACCGCCCGTGGTGGCGGTGATGGAGTCCGACGACGATTTACGCCTGCGCGTGCCGGGTGCCTTTGAGGGGCTGAGCGTGGCCGGGCCGACGGCGGCGTATGAGTTTTACGCCAAAAGTGCCGACGGGCGCGTATCTGACGTGTCGGCAACGAGTCCGGCACCGGCGGAGGTGCTGATCACGGTACTGAGCCGGGACAACAGCGGGGCGGCAACGGCGGATTTACTGAACGCAGTGAATGTCGCGTTAAACGCCGAGGAAGTGCGTCCGGTGGCAGACCGCGTAACGGTGCAGGCGGCAGCGATATTTGACTATCAGGTGAAAGCCACGCTGCACCTGTTTGACGGTGTGGCCGCAGGCCCGTGCCTGGAGGCGGCGCAGGCGGCAATGGATGCCTACCTGACTGACCAGAAAAAGCTGGGCCGCAGCGTGCGCCGCGAGTCTTACGGGGCGGTGCTGCGCGTGGCGGGCGTGGACTGGGTGGAAATCACCGAACCGGCGCAGGACATTATTCTGAACCGCACGCAGGCGGGCAACTGCACGGCGGTGGCCGTTACCGTTGCCAGCGATAACGGGGGTAAAGGATGAGCCAGAGCCTTTTACCGCCCGCGTCCTCGGCGCTTGAGCGAAGGCTTGCAGAGGCGTGTAGCGGCATCAGCGGGCTGAACGTCCCGCTGCGCGACCTGTGGAACCCTGCCGCCTGCCCCGCGTGGTTTTTGCCTTACCTTGCCTGGTCATTTTCGGTTGACCGCTGGGACGAGGCCTGGGCAGAAACCGTTAAACGCCGCGTGGTGATGGATGCGTTTTACATCCATCAGCACAAAGGCACCATCAGCGCCGTGCGCCGCGTGGTGGAGCCGTTCGGCTTTCTGATCCGCGTGCTGGAGTGGTGGAAAACCGGTGAAGCGCCCGGCACGTTTCGCCTGGATATTGGCGTACAGGAACAGGGGATTACCGAGGAAACCTATCAGGAGCTTGAGCGGCTTATCAGCGATGCCAAGCCCTGCAGCCGTCACATGCTGGGAATGAGTATCAACCTGCAGAGCAACGGCACGGTGATGACGGGTGCTGGGGCTTACGTGGGCGAAATCATGACGGTTTACCCCTACACGCCGGAAGTTATTGAAACCCGCGGCAGTGCGGTGACGGGTGCGGCACTTCATTTAACAGACATACTGAGGGTTTAACATGGCAGCAAAATTTTACGCCCTGCTGACCCTGCGCGGGCAGGCCAAACTGGCGCAGGCCGCCGCGCTGGGAACGCAGCTGAAAATCACGCATATGGGCGTTGGCGACGGTGGCGGCGTGCTTCCCACCCCTGACGCCACGCAGACACGTCTGGTGCGCGAGGTTCGCCGGGCAGCGGTCAACTCGCTGATCATCGACCCTGTAAACGCCAGCCAGATTATTGCCGAGCAGGTCATCCCCGAAGATGAGGGCGGGTGGTGGATTCGGGAAATCGGCCTCTATGACGATGCCGGAGAGCTTATTGCGGTGGCGAACTGCGCCGAAACCTATAAGCCTAAACTGGCAGAAGGTTCCGGCCGCACGCAGGTTATCCGCATGATCCTGATTGTGAGCAGTACGGACGCGGTGACTATCAAAATTGACCCCTCGGTGATTCTGGCTACGCGTCAGTACGTGGATAACGCGGCCATTGAGGTGCGCGCTTACGCCGACGGCCTTATGGCAAAGCACCTCGCCGCCGCCGATCCGCATTCACAGTATGCCCCTAAAAAAGACCCGGTTCTGAGCGGCACGCCTAAAGCCCCGACCCCGGCTGCCGGTGACAGCACCACGCAGATTGCGACCACGGCGTTTGTTATGGCCGCGCTGGCAAAGCTGGTTGACTCATCACCGGCGGCACTGGACACGCTTAACGAGCTGGCCGCTGCGCTCGGCGACGATCCGAATTTTGCCGCCACGATGACCAATGCGCTGGCAGGTAAGCAGCCGCTGGACAACACCCTCAGCAGCCTGAGCGGAAAAAGCGTGACCGCGCTGCGTGACTTCCTGCAGCTGGGAACCGCTGCGCTGAAAAACACCGGCACCGGATCCGGGCAAATACCGGACATGGGCGCCTTTGAAGGCGGGCCGAATTACTTCCGTCTGCCGGGCGGGCGTATTGTCCAGTTCGGCATCATCGGATTCAACGTCGGAAACTACCGGACAAAGGTCAGTTTTCCCATTGCGTTTCCAGCTTCCTGCGACAACATCCAGCTGTCGTGGATGGATGCCTCGGTAGATCTCGGCGGCGAAAAAACCAACGTTGATTTTGGGGTTGTCGCGGATGATTTATCGCGGAAAACCGGTTTCAGCGTCTGGATGAGCGGATCGGGCGGCTTTAACCTTTACTGGATGGCAATCGGGAGATGACACCATGAGCGAAACGTATTTCTACAGCGCGTCAACGAACTGCTTTTACCCGCAGTCGATGAGAGCAGTGTATGAAAGCCAGGGCGGCTTGCCTGCTGACTGTGCAGAGGTATCCGGCGCGGTGGCGGCTGAGTTTATGGGCGCTGCACCGGAGGGCAAGTATCGCGCACCCGGCACCGGCGGTGCCCCTGCCTGGGTGGATTTGCCGGAGCCGACGCGGGACCAGCTGGCCGCCGCTGCCGCCAGCCGCAGGCAGGCTTTGCTTACCGCCGCCACGGCGGCCATTGCTCCGTTGCAGGATGCCGTTGATCTGGATATGGCACAGGAGGCGGAAAAGGTGCAGCTGACCGCCTGGAAAAAATACCGCGTACTGGTAAACCGTATCAGCCCGGCTGATGCGCCGGACATCAGCTGGCCCGACACCCCCGCATGATAAAAGGCCCGCTGCGGGCCTTTTTCCTTTGTGTCATTTGCCAGACAATGGCCGCAGGGTGCGCCAGCGCGCCATCCCTTTCACCATAGCGGAACCCCTTAACAGAGGATCTGCTTTATGGCACAGGATTATCATCACGGCGTGCGCGTTGTAGAAGTCAACGAAGGCACCCGAACCATTACCACCGTCAGCACGGCCATCATCGGCATGGTCTGCACTGCTGACGATGCCGACGCGGCAGCGTTTCCGCTCAACCGCCCGGTTTTACTCACCGACGTCACTACCGCCATCGGCAAGGCCGGTAAAACCGGTACGCTGGCCGCCTCACTGGACGCCATCGCCGACCAGGCAAAACCGCTCGTCGTTGTCGTGCGCGTGGCGCAGGGCGAAACCGAGGCGGAAACCACATCCAACATCATCGGCGGCGTGACCGCAGACGGGATGCGCACCGGCATGAAAGCGCTGCTGGCCGCGCAGAACGTCTGCGGTGTCAAACCGCGCATTCTCGGCGTGCCGGGGCATGACACAAAGGCGGTGGCAACCGAGCTGCTGAGCGTCGCGGAGACCCTGCGGGCGTTTGCGTATATCTCAGCCTGGGGCTGCAAAACCGTGTCAGAGGTCATTGCCTACCGCGCTAATTTCAGCCAGCGCGAAGGAATGCTTATCTGGCCTGACTTCATCAGCTTTGACACCGTGCTGAACGCTGACGCGACGGCGTATGCCACCGCCCGCGCGCTCGGACTGCGCGCCAAAATTGACGAGGCGACCGGCTGGCACAAGTCCCTGTCTAACGTCGGCGTGAACGGAGTCACCGGCATTTCAAAAGACGTGTTCTGGGATTTACAGGATCCGGCAACCGATGCGGGCCTGCTGAACCAGAACGACGTCACTACGCTTATCCGCAAGGACGGTTTCCGCTTCTGGGGTTCGCGCTGCCTGAGCGATGATCCGCTGTTTGCCTTTGAGTGCTACACCCGCACGGCGCAGGTGCTGGCCGACACGATGGCCGAGGCGCAGCTGTGGTCCGTTGACGGCGCGCTGAATCCGTCGCTTGCCCGCGACATCATCGAAAGTATCCGCGCCAAGCTGCGCAGCATGGTGAATCAGGGCTATCTCATCGGCGCAGACTGCTGGCTGGATGACACCGTGAACACCAAAGACACGCTAAAGGCCGGGCAACTCATTATCGATTACGACTACACGCCGGTGCCGCCGCTGGAAAACCTGATGCTGCGCCAGCGCATTACTGACCAGTACCTGGTCAACTTCGCCGCCAGCGTTAAAGCATAAGGAGCTGAACACATGGCCTTACCCCGTAAGCTAAAACACCTGAACCTGTTTAACGCAGGCAACAACTGGCAGGGGCTGGTTGAGTCCCTGACGCTGCCAAAGCTGACTCGCAAGTTTGAGAAGTATCGCGGCGGCGGCATGGCCGGTGCGGTTGATATTGATATGGGCCTGGATGATGGCGCGCTGGACACGGAATTTACCGTCGGCGGCACCGAGGCGCTGCTGTTTAAGCAGCTGGGCGCGGAAACCGTGGACGCGGTGCAGCTGCGCTTTACCGGCTCCATTCAGCGCGACGACACCGGCGAGGTGCAGGCGGTGGAGCTGGTCACCCGTGGCCGCTATAAGGAGCTGGATTCAGGCGAGTGGAAAACCGGTGATGCCAACACGACAAAAGTTTCCGCGACCAACAGCTACGCCAAGCTGACCATTAACGGCGAAGTGCTCTATGAGGTGGATCTGGTCAATATGGTTCACATCGTTGACGGCAAAGACATGATGGAAGCGCACCGCAGCGCGCTGGGCCTGTAATCACGGCGGCAGGCGCTGGCCTGCTGCTTTTATCAATTTTATTCAGTGGATTAAGAACATGAGCGACATCAAAAACGAAAAAACCGTCACCCTGGACACCCCAATCAAACGCGGCAAAACCGAGATTAAAGAGATTGTCCTGCGCAAGCCGCAGTCCGGTGCGCTTCGCGGCGTGCGGCTGCAGGCGTTAATGGAAATGGACGTCAACGCGGTTATGGCCGTATTACTGCGCGTGTCTGCCCCGGCGCTCACTGCGCAGGAGGTCAATGAAATGGACCCCGCCGATTTACTGGCGCTGTCGGTGGAGGTGGTCACTTTTTTGTTGCCGAAGTCGGCACTGTCGGCTTTCCCGCAGAGCTGACCGTAGACGATCTGGTGGCAGACATCGCCACCGTGTTTCACTGGCCGCCGCCGGTCATGTTCGCGGAATCGCTGGCGGACGTGCTGATGTGGCGGCACAAAGCGATCCTGCGTAACGGAGCCGGTGACGATGAGTGACAGAGACCTGCGCCTGCAGGTGGTATTAAGCGCGGTGGATAAAATCACCCGCCCTTTCCGTAACGCGCGCGACGGCTCTAAGGAGCTGTCCGCCGCCCTCAAAGCCAGCAAAGACAGCTTGAAAAGCCTGAACGATCAGGCCGGGCGCATTGACGGCTTTCGCAAAACGCGCCAGCAGCTTGCCATCACGGAGCGCAATCTTGCCTCCGCCAGGCAGGAGGCCGCCGCGCTGGCGACGCAGTTTGCCGCCACCAACCGCCCCACGGCGCAGCAGTCGCGCTTACTTGAGCAGGCAAAAAACCGCGTTAATGACCTGCAGCAGAGCTACAACGGCCTGCTGCGCTCGGTACAGCAGCAGCGCGGCGCGCTGACCGCCGCCGGTATTGATACAAAGCAGCTGAGCGCGGCACAGCGCCGCCTGAAAACCGACGCCAGCGCCGCAACGGAGGCGATTGAGCAGCAGCAGCGTGAGCTGAAAAAGCTTGGAGAGCGCCAGGCTAAATTGCGCGCCGTGCGTGAGCGCTACGGCAAAACGCTGGAGGCCCGCGATAAGGTGGCCGGGGCAGGGGCGACAGCCACGGCGGCGGGCATGGCAATGGGCGTGCCGTTTGCGGCAGCAATTAAAGCCTCGGCGGATATGGAAGATGCCATGAAGGGCGTGGCTAAGCAGGTCAACGGCCTGCGCGATGACAAGGGCAACCGCACCGCGCAGTTTTACGACATGCAGGCCGCCATCAAGGCCGCCAGTGAGCAACTGCCGATGGAGCACGGCGCGGTTGACTATGCCGCGCTGGTTGAGGGCGGCGCGCGCATGGGTGTGACGAACCAGAATGATTCTTATGCCGACCAGAAGCGCGATTTACTGGCCTTTGCCACCACGGCGGCCAAGGCATCCACGGCGTTTGAGCTGCCCGCCGACCAGCTGGCCGAGGGGCTGGGTAAAATCAGCCAGCTGTACAAGATACCGACCCGCAACATTGAGCAGCTGGGCGATGCGCTCAACTATTTAGACGATAACGCGATGTCGAAAGGCGCAGACATTATCGACGTGCTGCAGCGCATGGGCGGCAACGCCGACCGGCTGGACTTTCGCAAGGCGGCGGCGCTGGGTTCAACGTTCCTTTCACTCGGTGCCACCTCTGAGATTGCGGCGAGTTCGGCCAACGCCATGGTGCGCGAGCTGTCGATTGCCACCATGCAGGGCAAGCGCTTTCAGGAAGGGATGACGCTGCTTAAGCTTGACCCGAAAAAGATTGAAAAGCAGATGACCACGGACGCGATGGGAACCATCATCAGCGTGCTGGAGAAGGTCAAAAAACTGCCTGAAAACAGACGCCTGTCTGCCCTGACGATGATATTCGGCAAGGAGTTCGGCAAGGATGCGGCGAAACTCGCCAACAACCTGCCGGAACTGCGCCGACAGCTGGCCCTGACGCAGGGCGATGCCGCCAAAGGCTCGATGCAGAAAGAGTCTGACATCAACAAAGATTCCCTTTCCGCACAGTGGATGCTGACCAGAACCGGCGTAGCCAACACCATGAGCGGCCTGGGCGACACGCTGCGCCAGCCGCTGATGGACATCATGAGCGCGATTAAAAAAGTCACCGGCATGGCGGCGCAGTGGATAGAGAAAAACAAGGCTCTGGCTGGCGCACTGGTGAAAGTCGGCGCAGCGGTGTCTGCCATCGTTATCGGGCTGGGAACGTTAGCCATCGGCTTTGCGGCCATTGTCGGGCCGATGGCGGTCATCAGGCTGAGCATGGCAACGCTGGGCTTTAAGGGCGCGGGCGCATTCGGAATGATAGGTAAGGCGTTGCGTGTCGTCGGCAGCGGTGTCATCTGGCTGGGCCGCCTGATGTTTGCCAACCCTATTCTGGCCGTATTGGGCTTTATCGCAATGGCAGCAATTTATATCTGGCGCAACTGGGACACCCTCGGGCCGAAGTTTGCGGCATTGTGGCAGCAGGTGACAGATAACACGTCGGCAGCATGGGAGGCTATCAGAGGCAAAATAGCCGGTGCGTTGACGTGGGTTAAATCCCTGTTCGCGGATGGCGCGCTGCAGGGAGTCATCAGCAGAGGCTGGGATGCGATACGTGACGGCATCGCCGGGGCATGGCAAAGCATCAAGGTAGCCGTGTCGCAAAAGTGGGATGAACTGGTTAACTCGGCCAGCACACTGCCGGAGCGGTTCAAAGAAGCGGGCAGCAACATGATCAGCGCCATGCTCGACGGCATCACGGCCAAATGGGAGGCGCTTAAGGCCAGACTGTCATCCATGACAGACCTGCTGCCGGACTTCCTGAAACCGTCCGGCGACAAGCCTGCGGCGCCTGCCGCGACCAGTGGCGGTAAAAATCCCGACGGCCCGGCGGTCCCGCCGCGTCCGTCACGGGTTTACAGCCTTCTGCCTGATTTCATGAGGCCAGACGCCGGAGCGTCAGACCGGCCCGCTGCTGTCGCCGGGAGTGCCAAAACGGCGACTGTTTTTGCCGGGCTGTTTGATAACGGCGGCTATATTCCTGCTGGTCAGTATGGCATCGCGGGCGAGAACGGGCCGGAGCTGGTCAACGGCCCGGCGCGCATTACCAGCCGCCACCGTACTGCCGCACTGGCCGCCTCGGCGGCGCTGGCGATGGGTATGGCCGCTGCACCTGCCGCTGCGCGCCCGCTTCATCCCATGAGCCTGCCCGCTGGCAGCTATGTGCAGGAAAAGGTCACAAAGCAAAGCGCCATAACTGCCGCGCCTGTCACCATTCACGCGCCCATTACCATTCATCAGCAGCCGGGACAGAGCGCGCAGGACGTGGTGGCAGAGGTGATGCGGCAGCTGGATGCAAGAGAGCGCTGGGCGAAAGCCCGCGCGCGGAGTTCTTACCTTGATCAGGGGGGATTAGACGAATGATGATGACGCTGGGGCTGTTCGTTTTCATGCTGGAAACGGTGCCTTATCAGGAGCTGCAACTGCAGCGCAGCTGGCGGTTTCCGTCCAACAGCCGCGTGGGCTTTCGCCCGTCGCTGCAGTTTGCCGGGCCGGACACCGACACGCTGACGCTTTCCGGCGTGCTGCTGCCGGAGCTGACCGGCGGCAGATTATCGCTGTATGCGCTGGAGCAAATCGCGGAGCTGGGGCGCGCGTGGCCGCTCATTGAGGGCAGCGGCACCATTTACGGCATGTTCGTGATTGAGAGCCTGGGCCAGACAAAGGCCGAGTTTTTCAGTAACGGCGCGTGCAGGCGGATTGAGTTCACACTCACACTTAAGCGCGCCGATGAATCGCTGGGCGAGATGTTCGGCAGCCTGAGCGGCCAGCTTGACGCCATGAAAAGCGCGGCGGCAGGCGTGGCTGGCAAAGTCACTGCAGTAGCGGGAGGGCTTTTCTGATGATGCAGGCAGAAAGCTGGGTAAAAGGGGCGGCCAGCGCCCCGGCGTTTCGGCTGACGATGGCTGGCGAGGACGTCACGCAGACCATACAAAAGCGGCTCATCAGCCTGACGGTGACCGATAACCGGGGCTTTGAGGCCGACCAGCTTGATATTGAGCTGGACGACGCGGACGGCCTGCTGCAGCTGCCGCGCCGGGGCGTTGTTTTAAAGCTGGCGCTGGGCTGGGAGGGTGAACCGCTTATCGTCAAGGGCAGTTACACGGTTGATGAGATTGAGCACAGCGGCACGCCCGACAGGCTGACGCTTCGCGCCCGCAGCGCCGACTTTCGTCAGACCCTGAACACCAGACGCGAAAAATCGTGGCACAAAACCACGGCAGGCGAAATTGCGAAAGCCATTGCGGAAAGGCACAAGCTGGATTTAGCGCTGGGCGCAGACGTTGAGAAAATGGCAATCGACCACATCGACCAGACCAACGAATCCGACGCCAGTTTTCTGATGCGCGTGGCCCGCCAGTGCGGTGCGCTGGCCTGCGTCAAGGACGGCAAGCTACTGTTTATCCGGCAGGGGCAGGGCAAAAACGCCAGCGGCAAGGCGCTGCCGGTCATCACCATTCAGCGCCGTGACGGCGACAGTCATCGTTTTACCCTGGCTGACCGCGACGCCTATACCGGCGTGATTGCCAGCTGGCTGCACACGCGTGAGCCAGCGAAAAAGCCGGAAACAAAGGTAAAGCGGCGCCGCAAAACCACGGCGAAGAAAAAAGAGCCGGAAGCGAAACAGGGTGATTATCTCGTCGGCACCGATGAAAACGTACTGGTTTTAAGCCGCACCTATGCCAACCGTTCGAACGCAGAGCGGGCAGCAAAAATGCAGTGGGAAAGGCTGCAGCGCGGCGTTGCGACCTTCTCGATCCAGCTGGCGCGCGGGCGCGCAGAGCTTTACACCGAAATGCCGGTAAAGGTGACGGGGTTTAAAAAGCAGATTGATGACGGCGAATGGATCATTACCACGCTGACGCACAGCCTGAGCGCCGACAGCGGCTACACGACCAGCATAGAGCTGGAAGTGAAAATTGATTCATTGCAAATGGAATGA